AAGCTTAAGGCTAAGCACTAAACTATTTATATTTAAAAGAAAAAGGGATAACCGTGAGGCTATCCCTTAATCTTTTCTTAACAATTTCTTAACTCCACTGTGGTTAACACTTTATATTAAAAAGTGATTATACTATTATGAGGAAAATAGAAATAAGTAAAGCATTATACATTATTATTATGACTGTTGTTTATATAATAGCAGTCTAACCTTCACACGAAGAGCATTCTAGTATATTCCTACTAAATGCCTGAGCTGAACTCTGACTGAATTGATAGTACAGAGTTTTAACTCCCTCCTCCCACGCATAAATATACAATTTATTAATGTCCTTAGCTGGTATGCTAGGATCGATCATGAGGTTTAAGCTCTGCGATTGATCTATGTACTTCTGTCTTTGTGCAGCTTGTAGTACCAATTCTTTAGGTGCTATCTCGATGAAAGACTTGAACACTTCTTTCGTTGGGAAATCTAAATGCTGTACAGATCCATCCTTTCTTAATATCCCCTCCCAAATCTCCTCTGTATTCAAATCATACTTATCAAGTTCAGTTTCTAAGAACGGGTTTTTGTATACAGTTTTTGACTTAGCCAAATCCTTAATAAAGTAATTAGACTTAATAGGTTCGATCCCCATACTGACAGCGCCATGAATAAAGGAACTAGACTTTGTTGGTGCAACTGCCATGAGAGTTGTGTTAGCGTATCCCTCGCGAATACACTCATAACCTTTATACTTAGCCAACCACCTCGACGCATTGTCCGAAGCCGCTTGAATCTCTCTGAATATTTCATCGTTTAAAGCTTTTGTTTGTAATGAGTCAAATTCTAGTAATTTAGACTGTAATAGAGAATGATAACCCATAACACCTATACCGATTGCTCTATGTTGTTCAGCAAATCTATGTGCTCTAGCTAAACCAGGTAAAGTAGCAGACTTGGTTATGAATTCATCCATAACTGCGTTTAAGAAATGTGTGTAAGTTTCTACAGCATCAGTCTGTTTTATCTCATCCCAGTGTAATAAGTTAATTGAACCTAAGCAACACACGAAAGAATTATAACTATCAGTAGGTAATTGTATTTCAGAGCACAGGTTAGACGCTGTAATATCTAACCCCAACTCCTTGTAAGGTGTATTGTTATTCGAGTTATCCTTAAACATTAAATAAGGGAAACCAAATTCAGATCTCCTCTGTATAACTTTAGCCCATATCTCTCTCTTCTTCTTACTACCCTTAATCATACTCTTCATCCATTCATCAGTGATGGTAACACCATATTGTAGATTTTGAATAGGATTACCTTCAGTACCAATATCTAAGAATTCTGTTACATCGTCGTGTTCGATTGGTAGATACACGGCACAGGCTCCACGTCTAGCTTCGGCTTGCTTACAAACATCAACTGTTGTGTCATACATTCTTGCGTAATGCACTGGACCATCAGCCTTACCACCCGTTGAAATAACTGAACCTCGTGGTCTTATATTCCCCAAATATGCTGATGTTCCTCCTCCGTATTTAGACATCATACCGATCTCCCTAGATGCGTTCAGAATTGAATCTAAATTATCGTCAACGTTTGAACCGTAACAACTGATAGGCAAACCTTTGTTTTTACCAAAGTTGATCCATACTGGTGTAGATAAGGAGTAAAAACCCCTTGCCATATAGTCCTCAAACTTCTGTGCGAAACCTTCTATTTTTAAATGTTTCTCTGCTGTGTTAGCTATATCCTTAATACGCTGTTCAGGCGTTTCAGTTATGTAGCCTCTTGATAGAAAGAGTCTTGACTCTTTATTCAACCAATAATATTTTTTATACTCCATTAAAATAAATCGTCTATAGTTATACTTTTGCTTTTTTTGTTGTAATCAATTGATTTTTTATAAAAGAAATCTCCCTCTTTTGTAGCTGTGATCTCAACGTCGAACCATTTGGTACTAGCGATGATCTCCTTGTCGATTTCGAATATAGACTCATACCCTATTTTGTTAAGTGAATTATTAAATCTGTTCTTGATAAACTCTTTGATCGTATCTTTAGTTAAGAAGTCTAACTCCCCAGCTTCAAATATCCAGTCTAAAACTCCACATTCAGCATCGTATGCTTTTAAGCAAGCTGATTCAATTAGGCCATGAAACTCATCGTCAAACCACTCAGGGTTCTCTCTCTTAATTATGTTGATAATCTCAACCCCGAAATTACCATGTATCTCTTCTTCCTTTGATGTTGCTTCAACGACATTAGATATGCCTTTGAGTACGTTATTGTTCTTGTTGAAAGACATCATTATTAGGAATTGACTAAACAGACTCACATGTTCTATAAATAATGAGAATAATAATACCGATTTGGTATACATCTTATTATCCCTAGATCTCGAGCCATCTAAATATTTAGTTAGATACTTTATTCGTTTATCTATTGCCGGTACATCTACCACTGTTTCAAACTCTTTCTCAAGTCCAAGTATACGTAGCAGTCTTGCATAGGCATCTTTATGTCTAACTTCAGACTCAGCGAACGTCATACCTACATCACCAACTTCAGTGATAGGCATTCTCTTGTACATATCAGCCCAAAAAGTTTTAACACTTACTTCTATCTGTGCTATTGACAGCATAGTCTTTTTGATTATATCCCTTTCCTTATCGTTTATATTAACTTTAAAGTCTTGAACATCGTCTGTGAAGTTAAACTCAGTATCTATCCAATAAGAATGCCGAATGGCATCCTTATAGTCTAGAAGTTGTGGGTATTGATAAGGTAGTATATTTATCCTTTTCTCAAATATATTACTCTTTTTCATCAATCTCCTTTTCAATAGTTAAACACACATCTACAAAAGGTATATAAAGTACGTGGTTTTCAACACCACTTCCTGTGTCGGAGTAACTTCTGAATCCTAATAACACTCCAGGGTAAAACCCTAAACTAATTTCCCATCCTAATATCATTTTCTTTTTCTTTTTTCTAAAATTAGTTCAACTACTTTATCACATTCATTCTGGTTTTGAGGCTTATATAAGGTCACTTGAGGTAGGTTCTCTTTAACGTATTTTTTAAATAACTTCCACCGAATTGGGAAACTTTCATTTGCCCTACCTTTCGTTTCAATTATAAAATCATCCGCTATAAAGTCAGGTGTATATTTAATACCTAATACCTTCTTGTTACCACGATCTATTAGATCACCTTTACCATTTGCTTGACGTTCATAACTTGTAGTTTCAAATATGAAACTCTCAAGGAGTTGATATGACTCACCTTCGTAAGCAGAATTTATATTCGCTGCTTGCAAAGCCTTATACATATACTTCTCTAACCCTGAGGCAAAGGTGATACCGTCAAATACCACCTTCTTAGATCTCACAGGGCCTTTCTTTTTAGTACTCCGACGTGTTATCATAACTATCGTAGTGTTGACCATCATTACCATTCTGACCTATAGTATTCATACGTCTTTCCTCAGCTTGTTCTATCATCTCATCACGCGCCGCTTGGATATATAAAATCGCATCCATCAATTCTTCTTGAATATCATTTAGATAACCAAGTAGATCTTTGTGTTTGCCTTTTCTTTCTGCATCTAAAGTTCTACCATATTTAGCATACCCTATATTAGATCGATCAACAAACTTATCTACAACATGTTCAACTACTGGATCTCTAAATAATATTCTTTTAGATGAGTGTATATCTTTACCTAACATACCATTCTTACTATTAATAATTTCTCTACTACTCATACTAGCTTAACGTTTGGTTAAATTTAACAAATGTACCGTTTTCCATAACTCCTACTCTATCCTTAATCTCGTCATAAGCACTTTGGATACAATCTTCAATATCCATACCTTCTAGCGCTGCTAGGTTAGTAAGTACAACTATCATATCACCGATAGCATCTTTTATTTCTGGCTTATCTTTCTTTAGTAACCCTTCAGCTAATTCACCAGCTTCCTCCATCAGTTTGATATACTGAGTTTGAGTATTACCACTAGATAGTATACCTTTGTTGTTAGCCCAAGTTCGTATCTTACTAAACACATTGCCTTGAGTATTACCTGTATTTAGTATTGTCTCTGTTTTAGAGAAATTACTCATAGCTTTATTGTAAACATAACACCTATCCATATTGAATTGAGATGTTATTACGTTGTTCTCTATCCACTTGGCTAGCTTAGGTGTTAACATATGGTCTCCGTGTGGTGTGCTTATTTCCATACCTAACTCATCCATTAATCTACCTTTTAGCTTATTAGCTGGACAAGGGAAAGTTGTAGTTTGCTCTGTAATGTTTATTCTCATATTGCTTTGGTTTTGGTTTAAATTTTTATATTCGGTTGTATCTACTCTGTAGCCATACTCTTTCTGCAGCTCAATTTCACGACCAGATATATAGCATATATCGTCAGATTCTTCTAGTACCTCGTACTCACCAGGTCTATAACCTTGTTGGTCTTCTACCCTATGTTTGAGATCTAGTGTTACCCCAATCTTTTTACCGGGTATATGGTATAATTTATATTTCATATCTTATCGTTATATAAGTGCATATTATGTGCGTGATGGTAATACCATCCAGTTGGTATATCTAGCTCTCTAGCAACTAATTCCTGCAGACTTGCAAATTGGTATTGATCGTTGCAGAAACCGTACCAGAGGTCATTAGAACGCATGTAGACTGACATACAAAGCTCATCGTTAATGATCGTGAACTGAATGGCATAAGTACATGGTGTATCGTTCTCATACTTATACATCTCCTTAGCATCATATATACTTATTGCTGCTTGTCTAGTGCCAGGCGTGTCACGTAACATTTTAATCACATGAGTTAACTGTTCATTACGCTTCCATTGGTAACCGTAGTTAGAATTAACTTCACCACTACTGTTAGCCATACGTTTCCATATCGCAGGTACTTTACCATAGATCTCACCCAGTTTTTTAATGTTAGGATCACCCGATAAATACCATTGCCACTCAGAATCAGCATAGTGTAAATTCCATTTACGTTCAACATTTATTATTTGCTTTCGTTTAGGGTTCTCGATATAAAAACCTACATTGAATAACGCTTTTGTGTCACCGAAAGGTGATCCATACTGTATTATTCTGTCGTGTAAGTATTCATACGCTTCATTTGCATCTTCGAAATTATTCTTCATTCTTTATTGTGTTTATCATAATAGTATTTACAGTATTCGTACATCTTAGTTAAAGCTTCTACACCTTCGTAGTCTGTAGGGTTAACAGTAGATTTACCATTTATTATAACCTCTACGTTCCATATATCAGGTATTTCCCAGTTTGGTACAACACATATTCCTATACCATTCTTAATGCACCAGGAAAAGTGTTTCAGGTGTTCCTCAGTTTGAAATAAGTAAGGAGCTTTTCTACTAAGTCCTTTACTTTTCTTCTTAAACACCATTATTTCTCCCAGGGCATGGGTTCATTCTCTGCCATTCCAGAGGCTAAAGGTATATATGAACCTGATTTTGGTTCCCAGTTGAAATGAGCTTCCGCACCGTTTTCACCTAGGTTTTGAAACTTAACTTTTAGTACTTTAACTTTAACAGTTTTAGCATCGTAGTCTCTATGAACTAAGAGCCCATGGTAGCTAGCATCGTACCATTCTCCACCACCTTTAATATTATACATAGTTGGTTCTTCAATCTTACCATCAGAACCTTTATACATCTTAGTGGGGTGAGCTACAACCATAACTAATACATCATACTTCTTAGCAAATACTTCAATCTTAGTTAAATACTCCATAGTATACCTATTAACATCCTCTGTCTTACAGTTGACATCTCTAACTTTATTATATGGATCGATCACAAGGCATTTTATACCTTTACGTTTAACTAGCTCAGCACCTTTCTTAAGTACATCATCTAGAGTATACCTATCTGCATCAATGAAGAAGTAATTATCATTTACTTTCTCAGTGACTTGGTTCCATCTATCAGAGCCTACATCAGCTTTAGTGGGCATACCTTCCCAGGTTTTCCTCATCAATTTATGAGCATGCAAGTAATTAGGTTTATTCTCTGGAGACGCAAAAGCTGTCTTCCAACCGTAATTCCTATTATAACCTATACACATTTGATCTACAAAGTCTGATTTACCAGAAGATGGTATACCTGTAACTGTGATAAATTGACCTGTGTAAGTAGAGAAGATCTTATCGAAATTATCTAACCCAACTTGAAAACCAGGTTTAAAACCATTGTTAACAAAATCTAGTAGTTCGACCTCAACATCCTTAAGTGTTGATACACCTTCTAGTGGCACTTGCTTAGCTCCATGTATTACACTACGTAATGCATCTTTACCGTTTTCTATTAGATAATCATTAGCATCTTTACTGCCGTCAAAATCAACTAAGTAACAAACTTCAGCACCTAATCTTCTAATAAACTCTTGGCGCAGAGCTTGACCAGCATCATCTGCATCTACAGCTAATACTATTTTAGACTTATCGTCTAAGTAATCAATACAGTTATCTAAGTAATCTAGGTTGTTACTATTTAAAGTTGCCCCGTTTGGTACAGATATTACATTCTTAATACCTGATTCATGTAGAGCTAGAACATCCATTTCACCCTCAACTATAACACACCAATCATAACCAACTACTGAGTTTATATTGTAGAAGACTTTTTCAGCACCTTTGTAGAGCTTAAAATTCTTTCTACCGTCTCTGTATTTAACGTTGATCAACTGATCTCCTATGAAATAGTTAAACTGTATTGTATTCTCGGACTTGCCAGTTTGAGGCATATACTCAGCGCCCTCAGTGACCCGAAGGTCATCTAGAGTTTGCTTTGATATATTCCTCGTATTGAACCATTCCTCAACTTTTGACTCAACTAAAGCTCCTATTATTGACGTATCAGGTCGGATATACTCTTTAGTAGAATTACCTTTTCTTTGGTATGTATGAAGTTGGAAACTATCATTACAATTATGACAAGTACCTAGACCACGTTCCCAATCATAAGAAGCACATTTTGCTTTCTGATTCTTAGGTTGCCTATCGGCGGAGCACAAAGGACAAACTCCTTGTGTCTTACCCGCTTCAAGACTATATTGATTGAATTCGTCAATCAAAAATCCATTGATCTCTTTGTCTTCTATGTTCATGCTAGAAAGGCAAATCGTCGTCAGTTTGTGATGCTGCGGCTGCTACTGGAGCTTGCTGACCTTGATCACCATCTCGCGGTGCCGCACCAACGTTATCACCGTTAGTCCACACTACTTTTACATTACCTAAGTAAGTCTTAGGTGCTTTAGCATCACGCTCATCTTTCGATTGCTCGACCACTACAGGACCTTGGTTACCGAACTGGTCAACCTCATCGTTGATAGTAATAGTAATAGGTAGGTACTGACCTTTTTTCCCATTAAAGATCTTATCCTTAGGGATGTTTTGCAAATTAATGCTTGTTTTAATAATACTCGCCATACTTGTTATGCGTTAATCATTGTTACTAAATTTCTAACTTGTTTTACTGTCGCGTTAGTTGATCGACGGAAGTTGTCAAAACTCTTGTGGTACGGGTGCAACCCATCAGGTGCGTTGTGATTCACATAAAAGTTTTCAGTATTGTTTTTGAACTTCTTGCCTGAAATTGTACAGGTCTTCATTTTTGCGTTTGCCATGGTTTTGGGTTTTAGCAGGTTAGTAAAAAATTTAATCATATTATATTGTTTTTGTTATATATATTATCCAGAGGCGATCGTATTTAGTTTGTAATTATAACGTCTCATTTAATAGATATTGCTTAAAGTCGAAACCTTCAGTTCCGTAGTACAGATCGTAAGCCTCACTAGCTTTCCTAACCTTCTCTTCACCACGTTTATAAAACTCAGGTGAACAGTCAAATACACCTATTTGATGAGACTTCTTATCTATAACTATAAAGACCATTTCGTAACCAAAGATCTTACTGTATATATAAGCTTGAGAGTCATAGTTGTACTTAGATGCTGACCACCTGAACTTTCCAAGATCAGATGTGGTTTTTAAATCTATAACTAATTCCTCATCGTGGTTTATTATATCGGCTTTACCTTTCCACATATTACCGAATAATTCTATAATACCTGGGGTTTCGTAATCGTACTCACCTAACAGTGGACTTATAAGATCTTTACATATATCATTATTCATCACTGCTTCTTGCATGAGTTCTACTTGATCTACCTCACTTTGTAGTAGACACATCTCCCCACCAGATAACTCTTTGTACTTCTTAGTGTTCCTAGTTGAAGCCTCTACTATTTTAAAGCTATTAAGCTTTTCAGGTTCTAGTATTGCTGTGTGGAAGTACCCACCAACTAGGAAAGCCGGGATGTTCTCTTGCTTAACACGGAGATTAGCAGGGTTCTTAAGTAATGTACTGATATTAGAATTACTTAAAAACTTCTGGCCAAACTCTCCATAGTAATGCTCATCATCCCTGAGCTTTTCTATAATTTCATCCATTATTTAGACATTTTAATTCGTTTTAGACCAGCTTTCTGATCACTAGTTAATGTATACTTGCCTAGTATGGCATCTATAGATCCACCTTTCTTAATAAACTGTACAGCTTTAACCATTTGATCTTGTGTAATATCAGATCTAGTGGCTTTCACAGGTGCTTTACCTGAGTCAGCATCTTCAGTGTCATCAATTAGTAATAAATTACCTAATGCATACTTCTTACCATAAGTAGAAGCTGCACCGAATTGCTGAGATGTTTGCATACCTTTCTGATTTAGGTCTACACCGACTATTGCTGTTGCTGTTATTTGATTTTCACCATCGGAAATGATGGCAGTGGATTTCATCATAGGTACAGGATCTGTTCCTACAATCTCTTCAGTCACCGTTATGGTAACTAGCTGTTCGAGTAAAAAAGGCTTTATAGCCTCTAGGATGTCTTCTGCTTTTCGGAAGTTATACTTTCCGAAGGAATTATAAGAAGACTTTTTAGCTTTTAATTCAGTTTGAATTACTGCTAGACTTTCGTTTAGTTTTTTCATGGTCTTTGGTATTGTTTCGTATATATATAATCACACATTCTCGTTGCATATTTAACATTTATTTTGCACTTAAACTACAGATAACCAACCACTTGGGAGTGTGGAACGTTCTCTATCAATCTCTCTATGGCTAGCTTTTTTAGCTGTGAAACACGGACATATGAACTGTCACCTTTCATCCCTAGAATGGAGGCTATTTGCTTAGCGGAATGCTTATCACAATCTAAACCGAAAGACAACCTAAGTACTTGGAATTCCTTGTGGTTTAAGTGCTGTAACATCAAACTCTTTATATAAGCACCTAATAAATCTAAATTGTAGTCTTGAGAAACATCAGGAGCATCATAAGGAGTTCCATTATCATTAGCGGCATCTAAACTTAAGAATACTGAGTTAAAGAACATTTCAACGGCTTTCTTATCCTCTCCGAAGTCTTTCCTGATTTCATTTAACTTATGTTCTGGTATTCTCATACTACCTCGGTTCATATCTATAGCTCTTCTTATAGCTCCACGAATTCTCTTCGATAAAAAGGACTTTATAGTCCTCTCTGGATCCTCAGAGGTTGTTATAGTATCCCAAGTTATCTTATCTACTGCTGCTGTTAAACCTAAACTACCTTCTTGTATTAAGTCGGTAATATCCATAATACCAGACGCTTGTTGAGCAGTTGAAAACTTACGTGCTAAATTCTCCACTAGAGGTAGGAATGTAACTATTAGCTCATCTCTAGTATAATCCTCAAAGTTCTTTTTACCTATACGAACTATAGAATCTTTAACATCAGTCTTATACTTAATGTAATTCTGTATATTGTATTTCTTCATCGTTACTTATTTTCATTATATATTTCTATTTAATAATTCTTTTTCTCTTCTTAATTCATCACACATATTTCTATGTATAGTTCTACTAGAACAGTTTAGCGATTTTGCTATACCACTTATGGTAACTTTCTTACCTATATCGTTAAGATCTATCATACACTGATATACGTCATCAGCGTGAATTCTCTTAGCGGTTCCAATTAACTTACCCACTATACTTAGCTTTTCAAATTTATCTAAACCGCTACCCATTTTGAATATAACTTTACGAAGTTTATTCGTAGGTGGTCTATCTAAATCACACATGTATACATCGTGGACAATTCTTTCTAATGCACTTTCAGATATACTGAAGGTTGTATAACCATTCTCTTTATCAGCAATGAATTGAGCCAGCTCATAAAACTCTTCAGGGTTCACCTGTGGGTTCAAATACCATATTACTAGTAAATGCCACTTTAAGCTCCTGTAAGTATTAATCTTCGCTTTACTTTTAAATAAATCGTAAGCTTGATACGTACCATTCTCAAAGAACATATACTGATGATTCTCAAAATCAGGTTTATCTGTGGGATCTCTTCGGTATGCAACTCTCTGTCGATGCAATTTATCTAAATTCCTCGGTATCATTGTGACATAAGCCTGTTATTCATTATATATAGGGGCTGTTGTCACAGTCTCTGGTTCTAATGTTGCAAGGATTATTCTCTTTGAGGTATCCTTAGGATATTTAATTTCATTAAATTCCTTAATTAGTTGTTTTAGGTCTTTCTCCATATATTTTTTCGGTTTTAGTATTTGCTATATGGCTTTTGTCGCCGATATAATAGTTCCAATATGCTTGTACACTGCATTCAGTTTTGTACTCATCAGGCATACACTGAGGCATATCAGTAAGTCCAGTTTCTAGCATACCACCAGGTAGTATATTAAGTTTGTCCTTACATTTAGTATATGTTAAGTGTTCTTTACCATAACGTTTGGTATATTCTTCAGATAGAGCAACAAAATGATGGTATAACCATGCATAATTCTGTGCAGATTTACCCACCCATTTGGTAGACGGATGGTTTTGGTGCGTAGATTTATAAGGAACATCAGCATCGTCACCCATATAAGCATGATGCGTAGTGCATAGCATTTGAGCTGACTCTAATATCATCTTAACTACGTGTTTATTATACTGTAGTTTTGCTGCTTTAGCAGGATCTTTGTCTAAGTAAAATATATTCATTTAATCCATTTCATTTTCGTCTCTACAATCGTCACATATATCGCAAAAGTTGTGATCCTCTTCGGTCATGGGCTTCTCACACCATTCACATCGTAGTGGAGCTGTCTCTAAATCACATTTTGTGATTATATTCTGGTATACTTTACTCGTGCTGATCATAGATTTCTTCTAGTTCACACATCAACATTTCATCGATTTCTTCTATAGTATACGTCACGAAATTAGGGTGAGTATACGCATTCGTCCAAGGGTTATTCATAATCTCTTATGCATTTAAAAAGTGGGTGTCGATAGCTATTTGCTTTCGTACGTTCAAAATATGTAAATGTAGCTGTTTTACCAACCCATTTCTGCATTTTCTTAAAGTTTTCCTGTAAGTACTCAAACTTATCCATTACTGGCATGCCAAATTCATTTCCTTCGTCATCAATTGCTGTAAATTTACCAATAGTACCTATACGTTTACCTTTTCCTTCAACCCAACCGGTTAAAGTAGCTTCAGAATCCTGAAAATCTTTAAATTTTCTCAAATTATGAGATCTTTTAGTCTGATAAGGCTCATTTAATCTCAAAATAGATCCTTCGTAACCATTTTTAAGGTTAATTTTATGATACTGTAATGCGTATTTCTCAGCGTGTATCTCGTGAGTCTCTACGTGCTTCACACAATGATTCTCAGGTACATTCATACTAATCCACTTATTACGAACATTAAAATTGAAATTTGCTTTCATATTAATAATATCATAACAATGAAATTGCACAGTACTGGATGATTCTAGACGATCCTCATCAGTCGGTTTAGTTTTTCTGACTAATGATATGATCTTCCCAAAATCGTTGTTTAGATCGTGATTATACAATTCACCATCTAGTATTACATCAGGGTTTAGTTGAAAGAAACCTTTTAAATTAAACCTGATATGGTCTATGTTTTTCCATTCTTTACCTGTACGTGAGTACGCAGTTACCTGGCTGTTGTCATACTGTATTACACATCTAACACCATCAAATTTAGGCTGCATATATATCAGCTCGTCATAAGGTATTGGTTTGCTACTTACTGGGTAAGCTAGCATTGGTTTATGTCTCATTTCCATTGTCTTCTTCTTCTTCAAAGTTAATTCCTAGTTTTTTATTAATATCATCTACTCTAATCTTCATTATAGCACATTTTTCATACTCTTCTCTTTCTTCGTAAACATTCTGCAGTGTCATGCAACGAGCTAGTTCACCCATTAGGTGATCCATATCATTATCAGCTTTCCAGCTATCATCAACCGCTACAGCTTTATCTATCAAAGCATTAGCTATTTCTATAGCCAATTTGTTAATTTGTTTGTCTGTCATATATATATATTATCCGTTAGTAATCGTATTTAGTTTGTAAACTCATAGGTTCACCTACAAATATACATTCATCTTTTCGAACTAACTTTTTACAGCAGTTGGGTTGATCACATATAAATTCGGTTGCATCTACTTTAAATATACTGATCCATGTAGACTTGTTAAAATGCTGCCATACATAGTATATATAGTCAATAAATCCACGTTCTGTGTCTAAACTGTCTATTTCTAAACTAATCTCATTACCGTCAACTAAAGAATTAGCAATATCTAATCCTAAACCTTCCGGGTAACCATCACTGTGTCTATATAATTGTGCATGCCATTTCTCTGGATGCTCGCTAAACGATACTCCTTCTTCTCGTGTAACGAATCTAACTATTGCTCTAGTACTCATTATGTTCGTAGTATTTACTTTGTATTCCCTCGATTATTGACCTGCCGTTAGCAGTGTGAAAGCCATAACTATGGGTGTGTAAACCATCTATAGGTCTATTCTCCAGTAGTAATTGCATTAATTCGTAAGAATCATAATCAACCTCAGCTGATATATCGTTTACAGCAGCAGCTAAATCATGACAATCATGTCTAGGGTTTGAGTTTAAATCTTCTCTTATGTACTTTTCAATTTGTTCACCTGTTATCATTATAGTAATTCCATTTTAGCTATTAAGTTACTAGCTTTTTGTTCGACCATATCATCTAACATAGCTTCTTCAAGATTTCTACGGAACAACTTACGAAGAACATCCCAGTCAAAAAAGTCCCAAGGATCTGGCATTGTTTCACCAGCATATTTAACTGTTGGTTTAGTATGGTTACTACGCCAATCCATACCATTACCCTTAAACCCAGTCTTTTCTAGTCTGAATTTTACAATGTCCTTAACTAAGTTTGTTACTAAGTCATCAATCTCTTGCTTAGATTTCTTCTCTAATTGTTCTTGAATTTTGTTTGTTGTCATAATTTTACTTTTTTCTGTTTAACCTGTATAGATCCAAATAAGTAGAATACTATGAATCCTAAAATATAGTATACCATTAATCTAGTAGTACCATATAGGCTTTAGCATTATTACTTCTAAACCAGTCAAGACCTTTACGTAGATCTTTAACTATTTCATCACTAGAACTACTCATTCCTATTTCTGAGATCATACTTGCACCCATTGTCATATCATAAATAGATAATTCAAGTGCATTTAATTCGCATTCTTCACCAGTAAAGCGGTTCTGTACCATAGCTCCTTCGCTATACACCTCACCTCGAAACCATTTAGGTACTTTTTGTTCTTCAACTTTAGACATTCTTTGTTTTCTTTAAGAATTTTTCACCCCATAGTAAGTCATTCACTGATACACTAATCAAAGTATTGTGTGTGAATGTTGCTACGTGCCTAACAGTTTGCACTGATAAGTCGGTCCACCACATCTTAGCTTCTAATTCTTCTTTACAGGAATTAATCATCATTGGATAAATGTCTTTATCTACCAGTATTTGTTTTCGAACTGCTGGTTTCAGTTGCTTCCATAGGTTTTCCATGTGTTTTTATTTTATTCATTAATATTATCCACGAGTAATCGTATTTAGTTTGTGCCACCATACGCATCACACTCACAGACTGGTTGTTTTTGCAATTCCCTGAAGACATAATCAACTATATCTGATATTATCTCTTGTTTTTGATCACCAGATAGTGGAAAATCAGCAATATAATCAAATTCTTGAATTATGTCGTTGTAGATATCTTCTCTGATCTCTTCGTTTATCTCTTCAAAAGTCATATCTCCCATTAGTATCCTCCTTGTTTTTTACGTCTCTTTTCAGAAACTTCGTTTAATTTGTTAATAAGTTTTCCACAAATCTCCATACTGATCTCCTCAGCATAGTACATGTCATAGATTAATCTTCTCATACTCTTAATTTTAGTGCCCAAGAGCGGATTCGAACCGCTAATTTACCAATTACTTTGCAGCAACAAGGCTCTATTTCGCTTACCACAACCTATGAATCCATACGGACACCTCACCAGTCATGGTTTTCACATTACCATAGATTTACTTTTCACCTTGTACTTGGGCTGTAAGCCTTATTCCTTCACACTTATCTGGATCTACTTTCCACCTGATTTATCAGGCGACCAGAATCAGTCGAACCTTAAAGTTTGCTTACGTTAATCTTCATCTTCTTCGACTTTGAAAAAGTCTGATATAACTTCTTGAAACTCATCTTTTATACCCTCTATTAAATCGGAGCAGTCAAAGTTAGAGACTGAAACTCTATTATCATAGTCTATATCGAACTCAAAGTCAAAATTACCTAAGTCAGTAGTGTCCATTCGGTCTATGTGGTCACACAACCTTTCATTTAACTCAGTTGCTTGCTCTTCCGTTAATGTGGGCGCGTTTAACATCGCTAATTCACTGTGTAAGCTAGCTAATTCACCTGTGTAGTTTGATTGTTCTTTCTGAGAATCTAATACTAATGTACCAATCTCTTTAATTCTCATCTCAATTTGTTCTTTCTTCATTTTGTTTGTTTGTTTACGTATATATTATCCAAAAGTGATCGTATTTAGTTTGTAAAAACTGCATATACTTCAACACCTTTAACTTTACATATTAATTCTCTTCTTTCGTTTATAACCTCTTTTTTCACCACAGGTCTATATTTTGGGTTTTTACTGTTTAGTTTTCTCTTTTTCATTATTTTAAGTGTTTTTTAAGTGTCATATCATTTACTTTATCAGAAAGCTCTTCACCTATCATAGTGAAATACCCTGGAGCAAACAAAAGTCGCTTATTAACCTCTAAGCTAGCTTTTTTATATAATACTTCATCCTCTGCTTTTTCTACGTAAAGCTTTATTGCATCTTGTAGTAAGTGGTTTTCAAAACCGTTAAATTTCTTCATGATAAGTTGTATCTATGCCCGTTAATAATTACTTGAATGTCGTCACCAGAGTTTTTATTAGTACCCCAAGTGTCAAAAACACCATTGTCTTTCTCCCATTGAGTGCGTTTTAACTTAGCAAGCTCAGATGACATTATTAAGACATTGTCAGCTTTGTGTAAATCATAGTGATTATCGCTAATAGTCTCTCTAGTAAATTCATCCATAGTATATAAACCACCTTTTCCGTAGTTATTCTTAAGAATATAGTTGGCTAAATAAACTAATCGGTCTTCCTCGTTGTTTATAAGTATTCGTTTATACCTACTGTTAGAGAGATACTTTTTGCAGTAAGTACTCCAAAACTTCTCTTTAGTCTCATATCTTTTGTTGATTTGCCAACAAGATGAGTTACAAGGACTTACATTTCTAACATACCCAGACTCGTAAGTCGCATATCTTATACCGTATTTGTCACCTCGTGAATTCATCCACTTAATAGGTAACTCATACTCTGTTGTACCGTTTTTCACTTGTCTTTTGCTTGATATATCTTTTATACCAAGTAGTTTGAAGGTTGATAACGCTTCTTCTTTAGTTTTTATTTCCATAATCTTAATGTTTCTTCAATTCTTTCTCTATCTTCATGGTTCAAGTTGTAGTAATACTCTGCGTAAAATTCATCTAGTGACAAAGTTGTATCAAAATCACCTTTTTCTCCTAGCTCTAGTATCAGCTCGTGAGCTTCATCCCAAGCTTCATCTAAATATCTATTGCTCATACCTTTTGTTTACTGCTTTCGATAAAGTCGTTTACAACTTCACTGTGCTTGGTTTTTAACTCATTCAACTGTTTACCATTCATGTCCTCTGGTACGTTGTAACGTATCTCATCGCCTACTCTGACTATTATCACTTTACCGATAACTAATTTCTTACTCTTGTTCATTTCCATGCTTGTTTTTACGTGAATATTTCTTCTTGTTTCTCTGTGTAAATGGCTTTGAAGCATTCCATATACCATGTAAAGTCTCGCTATCGAGCTTCACACGCCACCATTTATCTTGTTGCTTCTTACTAATCATAATCTTTAATTTTAGTACCCGAGATGAGATTCGAACTCATAACCTACACCTTAGAAGGGTGTTGCTCTATCCAGTTGAGCTACTCGGGCGGGTTTTTAGCGCAAGCAAGTACCATAACCTTTCCGCCTTCCAGCTTTTATGATTATTTCTGCTTGAGCTTGGGTAACTATTTGAATAGTATTCCCAGTTTTGTGGTTAGTTATTGGTACACAAGCATAACGCTCTGTACGGGCACATTTTATACATGTCTTATAACCTAAATCTAACCTACCTTGTGGTATTTCTACTTTGCATCTACATTTCATACGTTTTCGTTTATTATATTATCCACGAGGAATCGTATTTAATTTGTAATTCTAGTTTCATGCGGTGCAGATACTACTGGTTTAGCTTCGCGGTACATATCTATAGCTCGATCAAACTCGTTTTCACCAATAGCTTGTAATTTCTCAATAACTTGCCATATTTGTGAATGCTCTCTTTGACCTGTTTTATAATACCTATTGTCGTCAGAATAACTATAAAACCAGTCGTGTGACTGTAATTGTGACTCTAAAGTGTCAAATAATTGTTGTACTTCCATACCTTTTTCTTTAATTTTACTCATATTTCCGAATTCATCTTCGCAGTTAATAATACCTATCCTGTTCTTTGTCATAATACTGTTGTATTTCTATGTTTAACATTTCTATTTGCCAGTTATCCACTCGGTTTTCTGACACCCATTCACCAGTTTTTTTAGATTTGAAGTATTCACCTCCTACTAATATAACTTCATCGTGAGTAAATCTCCTAGTCTCTGACATAAGTTAATCCTTTATAGTTAAACCATTCACTTATTCCTTCTACGTCAGTTTCATACTCTAAACAACCGAAGTTCTTAGGTAATTCTGCTACTGTATAAGCTCTCCACTCACTGTACACTGTTACTCCAGCAAACTCATCTGTTAGTGAGATACTGTTATTTTCTTTTGCTAATTTAAAAGTCTTCATTCTTTGTTTTTTTTAACGTTCTACATATATATTATCCACGAGTAGTCGTATTTAATTTGTATAACTATTCATCTTCATCAGTATAACCTTCGTCGTTGTAGAATTCTTCACCACAATTCCCGCAATAAGCGTGAACGTGGTTTTCTCTGTCTTTTCCTAAATTATCTTCACAATTAGGACATCTTAAATCTGTTGCCATATTATTCTTTCTTTTGAGTATAACCATATGTTTTCACTTGGCGATGCTCGTTAATAGTTATAGTTGGTTCTGCTTTGAGCTCTTCAATCTGCTTGTCTATTCTATCGAGTCTTTCTTGACCTTCTAGAGTCTGCTCTTCACATTCCCAATCAGTACCATCAGATACTTGCTCTCTTAACGTTTCTAACGCTAATATAATTAAACTTTTATCCATAATTTAGTTTTTAGGTCTGTGGTGATAACAAACTCCACTCGGGTGACTAGTTTTCTGCTTACATTTAGCATTTGCCTTCGTAGTTGCATAGCAAACCACTGTTGGGTTTTTGCTTTTCTTCACATACTCGGGACTGTGTCGCCAACATAAGTCATTAGTGTTCACTGTAAGTAGGCATCGATCACCTTTTTTAGTTGTTGAAATACACTGAGTATTCTGAGCAAGTCCGCTTACTGAAGCTAACATCGCTGCTATTATTATTACTCTCTTCATAGTATAAATCCCGCTTCTAACGCTTTAATTCTTAACTCTACTTGATCGTCTTCACACTCGTGATTGTTTATCACTCCGAATGGAGATTTAGTTTGGAAATCTACTTCCATGGTAACGTCTTCGCTACATTTTTTACATATTACTTGCATATACTTGATTTATTATTTAATAATTTAGTTGTAGTATGAGAATCGAACTCACATTAACCATTACTACAGTACTCGTTCATATTTGATTTACCAGTAAACGAAGTAGAACTAACTGGACTTTTAACATAAGCGTCTACTAAAACGCACCTACTGGAGTCATCTTAACTTCAGTTTCGATTTCTACTACTTCATCAGTAGTTTCGTTTAACTCGTATGAAGTGATAACCGCTTCAGTGTTTCGAAGTACTTTTGGAATGTTACTCGATGCTGTGTACGACTTGTACTTACTCCAACATGAGAGTGCTTCTAAAGTTTCCTTCATTATCTCGAACGCTTTGTCGTGAGAATAAGTAACGGTTTTTCCGTTCTTGAATGATACTTCGACGTTAGTATCTTTGCCGATTAGAGATTGACGTACTACGAATCTCTTTGATTGAATTAAATTTGCCATAATGACTTGATTTAGTTTAGTTTATAATTTGTTTTCGTTACATATATATTATCCATACTCGTTCGTATTTAGTTTGTAAAAGGTGGATAAATAATTAAGTAGATAATTTAAGTTAGCAGATACTCCGCCACTTGTGTACTCACGTAAATTCTACTTTTCCATAGTTTCGTATACTAAATAGTAGCGTAAGTCGTTAGTAATAATTTCAAATACTTCAGTAAAGTCTTTTGACTCATCGTTCAAGTCAGTATATACTTCGTTTAATAACTTAGTAATAGTTAGTAGTTTTTCTGATTTAGTTGTCATAGTTTGATATTTATTGGTTACGTATATATTATCCAACGACAGTCGTATTTAGTTTGTAATAACTCGTTAGTAGAATAGTGTGACACAAGGCTGTTAAGTAAGACTAGTAACAGGCTAATGTCACAGTTTATTTACTGAGATTAATACACTGATTAGTTCGTAACTCGATGCATGGTTTAGCACTTCAAGTTGCTTTTGATTGTATTCAATACCAGACACTAACTTAGTAGTGATGATGTTGGTGATCATTTTGATAAGGATCTTTTTCATAATAGTTTAATTTAATTTGGTTACATAGATATTATCCATGGTGATTCGTATTGAGCTTGTAAAGACTTATATCGCTAAGTCTCTACAGAACGCTGGCATTGCATTCGAGTTAGTATACGACTTATACTTCGTGAAGCAATTCATCGAGTTGAATCGTGAAGCGTGAGCATTATACACTGCATCGTGATTATACGATACTGACGCACCTTTCTTGTTCACGAATGTAATGATAGTATTAGTACCTATTAACGTCTTGCGTATAACGAATCTCTTCGTAGTAATTTGATTTGAATTAGTCATTTGATTTGATATTTAAGTAGTAGTCGTTCGTTCGATTACATATATATTATCTATTAATAGTCGTATTTAGTTTGTATTAAATATAGTAGAGTATATGGATAGTTATATATATAGATAGGTAGATAGATAACTAGCTAGGTAGATAAGGAGTATATATAGATTGGTATATATGATATGGAGAGGAGAGGGTAGGGGTGGGGTTGATATATTGATTTTGATATAGAGGGGAGGGGGCCCAGGGGGAGGGGGGAACGCAAAACCCCAAAATTTATAATAAAATTTTTTCAGTAGTGTGACATTAGCCTATATAAGGTACTAGTAACAGGCTGTTGTCACAGTAGTAAATAATTCTATAACGATGTGATTATAAGTGTGAAGATAAGAAACAATAACAACGATAAATATAAACATGGGATTATTCAAACAAAAAGGTTACGACGCTGGTGATGACACAGGGTCGAGTCGTAAGGTAGTTAGACAAGCTAACAAGCAAATGAAGCAAGCTAAGTTAGATACTTTTGAAGGAAATACCAACTTAGAGAAGAAGGCTAATATGGCTGCTGCTAAGAATAGAGCTAAGACAGTTGAACGTAAAGCATCTAAAGTAGTTAAGAAGACTGAGAGAAAAGAAGATCGTGCTGCTAGAGTTACTGCTCGTGGGGCTGAAAAAGCTAACAAGTTAAACGCTAGGGCCGCTAAAAATAAAGCTAAGTCTGAGTCAACTGACGACTCCATTATCAAGGGTAGAACTGCTAATAGATCAGATAGATTAGCTAATAAGGCTGTTAAGGTTTCTGCTAGAAGTGAAGCTAAAGCAGAGAAGATTAGTCCAACTAAAGTTACTAAACCAGTTGTTAAAAAAGAAGTTGCTAAAAAAGAAGTTGTTAAAGCTAAAAAGCCAGTTGCTAAAAAAGAAGTTAAAACTAAAAGAGGTACTGGTAAAACTTACAAATCCGCTTGGGATGGTATGAGTGCTGAGAAGAAAGCTGGATTTAAAGGTGGATACGGCGAATTCCAAAAGAAGGCTGTGGCATATAATTCTAGAAAAGACAGCAAAGGCGTTATGAAATCAGATAAAAATAAGACTACTAAGGGGCCTAAGAAAAAAGATGGATCTTACTAGTGAATGACAATTAATACAAACCAAAATCAAACACATGACCTATTATTACTACAAAACCAGCACACTAAATACTGGTAAACCTCAGGTAACTGAAGACAAACTTGCTGAATGGAAACATTTGGCGGATAAAAAGAACTGGAGAATTACCCAGTTAGCAAATGGATACTACCAAACAGAAGTCAACAACCCAAGTGACGAAGAAAGATGGGTTGATGTCACACGTAGAGAAACACTCGATGGGGCTGAAGCTGCTATCAATGGCAGTGTAGAACACTTTGGTAAAAAAGTGGAATTCCTTGACGGACCAAAAGTAGTTAAGACATTTTAAGCTTAACAAAGCAATTTAATTAAATTCAATTCAATACATTATGGAGTACAATTTACCAAGCGAATTGGTCAAGCAACTAGACTTTGGCCAAGAAGCTGAGAATAAAATAATAGCTGGGGTAAATAAACTAGCTAAAGCCGTGAAATCCACATTAGGCGCATCGGGAAAATGCGTTATTTACGAAGATGGAAGAGGCAAACCGGTCATAACAAAAGACGGAGTAACCGTTGCAGAAAGCGTAGTCTTATTTGATCCGGTTGAGAACATGGGTGCAACTCTAGTTAAGGAAGCAGCCAGAAATACAGTACGAGAGGCTGGAGACGGTACAACTACCGCCACTGTTCTAGTGGAAGCCTTGATTAATTCTATACACACCGCCGTCGCTGCGGGTGCAAAGATCAGAGATATAAAAGAAGGGGTTACATCATGCTTAGCAGATGTAGTGAAGTATTTAGATTCATCGTCCGTTGAAGTGGATGGTGATATGCTTAAAGCTGTTTCTAGTATTTCCTGTAATAATGACGTATTTTTAGGGGATATTATTGCTGAAGCTTACGAAAAAGTAGGTAAACACGGTGTAGTTCTCCTAGAAGAGAGTCCTACTGAGGATACATACGTAGAAGTAGTGGACGGAGCGCAGATAGACTGTGGTTTAACCTCGCCTCACTTCATTACTAACACTGAGAAGCATATATGTGAGTTAGATAACCCGCTCGTGCTAACAGTTTCCTCTGAAATACCTAACATTCGTAAGATTCAAGGGATATTAGAGCATGCTATTAAAAATAACCGCTCACTACTTATTGTAGCACCAGTATCGCAGCAAGTTAAGTCTGCACTACTAATGAATAAGGTTAAAGGTAATATAAAAGTAAACATCGTTGACCCACCTGGGTTCGGACCTACTAAAATGGATGCCATAGAGGATCTATCTATATTAACAGGTTCTACAGTTATCAATGAAGAGTTAGGAGATGATCTAGACCTTATAACACCTGAGCATTTAGGTGAGGTTGAATTCTCTGTAACAGATGATAGGAATACTACAATAACTTTAGATGGACCTAGTGATGCTGTATTAGAAAGAATAGTAGAAGTACAAACTAAGATAGCTGATGAGAAGAATGGTTTTATCAAGAAGAAACTAGAACAACGATTAGCCACCTTATCGGGTAGTGTAGGTGTTGTTAAAGTTGGTGCTGATTCTAAGGTTGAACTTAAAGAAAAGAAAGATAGAGTGGAAGATGCTATCTACGCTACCAAGGCTGCTTTGAAAGAAGGGATTGTGTCAGGGGGTGGCATTGCCCTCCTTAATGCATCTCAAAAAATCTCTCCCACTAACGTGGGATATACGGCTTTATTAGAAGCTATAAAATCTCCTTACCAGACAATATTAAACAACGCAGGAATAGAGGTTGCATCTGACTTATTTGAAGGATACGGTATCGATGTTATAACTGGAGAAGTTGTTGATATGGTAGAATCAGGTATTATTGATCCTGTACTAGTAACTAAGACTGCTCTTAAGAATGCTGTAAGTGTAGCGTTAACTATTGTATCAGCAGATTGTGTAATCTCAAATGTAAGAGTAAATGAAGGCAATTAACGATTATATAGTAGTAGAAAGAATTAAGGAGCAGAAGACTACTTCAGGTGGTCTACTACTTACTGATGACACTGACGTAGATAATAGATACAAGAAAGCTAAGGTTATCTCTGTAGGTAATCTAGCTGAGGTAGTTGATGAAGGTAGCACAGTGATGTATGATATGCACGCAGGTCACGACATCTCATATGACGATGTTATGTACCGAATTATCAAACTTAGGGATGTAGTTCTTGTAGAATGAACAGGAGTATAACATCTCAAGATCTTAAAGATTCACATTTCCTCAAGTACTATAGACTGGTTCGGAAATGGGCGTGCAAAGCTAATGATATAAAAGATGCTGACTTAGAGCTCTTGATATATTTAAACTGCTTAACTAGGTTTACTAGAGATGATTTCATCAACGGAGTATACGCTTACACTTGGGATAAACACCGATGGGAGAGATTAAGAAAAGCAGGATGGGTCGAGGTTTGGAGACAGAGGAATAGGACTACTATAAAGTACACAGTTTACAAAACATCGTTTAAGTGTAATCATCTCATAAGTAGAATATATAGAATACTACTAGGTGAAGAAGATGTACCTACTTCCATAACAAATCCTTACTATAGTAACAAGTCATATACAGACAAGGTAATGAACAAAGCTATAGACGACATGATTAAAGATAAAGACAGATGAGTATACTAAATAAGATATTTTCGGCAGGAGCTACGGAGTTAGTTAAAGGTGTTGGTGGTGTACTAGATAGTCTAACCACAACTAAAGAAGAAAAACTAGAAGCGGCTCGTAAAATAAAAGAACTTGTTCTGAATCGTGAGCAAGAAATGCAAAAGGAAGTTTCCAATAGATGGGAAGCGGATATGAAGTCCGACTCTTGGTTATCTAAGAATGTTAGACCTTTAGTTCTTATATTTCTAGTAGTGTCAACGGTATTAATGATATTCATTGACGCTGGAACTATTAAGTTTGTAGTGGAACCTAAGTGGACAGATTTATTGCAACTAGTATTAATAACAGTGATTGGGGCTTACTTCGGTGGTAGGTCTTTAGAAAAAACAAAAAAGTAACAATTAAATTAAATTAAGATGGGTAAAGTAAAAGAAATGGTTGATTTAAAGCCAAAAGCAGAAAAAATAACTGATGAGCAGTTACAAGAACTACAAGCTGTAGTTAATGACAACAATGCTATTCAGTTCCGTGTCGGAGCATTAGAAGCTCAAAAACATGAGTTGATACACCAACAAGTTGGGATTCAATCTAAGATAGTAGAACTTCAAAATACGTTTAGTAAGGAGTATGGTACTTTTGATGTGGATTTATCAGATGGCTCGATTAACTACCCTGAGGATGGAAAGCCACGTAATTAGAAAGATCACTATAGGTAAAGACTATAAGAATGATGCTATGCATTACGCTGTTGGTCAAAATGTCTATGGTGGTCATACGATATGTGATATACTAGAGGAAGAGACTAAGTACTCTATTTATATACGAAAGAAGGATATAGTTATTCCATGGAAGGACTTTAATAAGAACATGGCTATATCAGTGGAATATGACTTGGAATACTAATGAGGAGTTTATTCAACTTCATAGTATCTCCAGACGGGGAAAGATACAATAACTCTGTTAAGGTTGGTGATAAAGATCTCATTTTAAATACTGAGATCTTTAATCATCAATATGTAAACAGGAATGCTGTTGTATTAAAAACACCTGTAGTTACTGAATCTAAAATAAAGGAAGGTGATAAAATTGTAGTTCACCACAACGTTTTTAGAAGATGGCACAATGTCAAGGGAATAGAGAAGAACAGTAGATCGTTTATGAATGAGAATGAATACACAATAAGTGATGATCAAATATTCTTACATAAATCAAAAGACTCTGATGATTGGAATGCTACAGACGGTTATTGTTTTGTACAACCATTAAAATCCACAGAAGACTTCGATGTAGATACTGAAGAGCCTCTAATAGGTATAGTGAAGTACACTGATGGCACTCACAAGCAAGGTGATCTAGTAGGATTCACTCCAGTTTCTAAATATGAGTTTGTAATTGGTGGTAAGAGATTATACAGAGTTATGAACCAATTTATTACTATTAAATATGAATATAAAGGAAACGAAGAGGAGTATAATCCAAGCTGGGCATAAAGCAGTTGAAGAACTAATCAAAGTTGCTAAAGAAGCTATTGTAGATTCAGACGACGATATATCTGCTGATAGGCTTAAGAATGCTGCTGCTACAAAAAAGCTAGCTATATTCGATGCTTTTGAGATACTTAATAGAATAGAAGAAGAGGAGCAGGTTATAAATGATTTAGAGAGTTCCAAAAAAGATCTAAACAAACCTAAGTTCCAAGGATTCGCAGAAGGGAGGAGCAAGTAATGTACGAGCAATCACTATATAAGATAATAGAACCAGTTAAGCTTACCACCATTAAGAGACTCAACAAGGGCAAGAAGTGGAAGTACGGTTATGACAAAGGCAGCGATGTAGTTGTAGTGTCTAAGACCGGTGAGATTGGTGAGGTAATAGAGATACAAGGGTTAAAGATAGCTTTACCTAAAGTACCTAAAGAAGTATTTAGTTGTTCAAAAAATAGTAAAGAACAAAAGTGGAGAAGGTTTAAACCTAACGAAGCTTTTAGTAAGATAAAGACTAGATTCGACTGGGACGATTACCCAAAAGAATTTAAAGAACTACATTATAAATACATCGACGAAGAGTTTAAAAGAAGGGATAGTGGTTTTTGGTTTACAAATAACGGTATCCCAACTTGGATTCCTGGTAGTTACTATATGTACTTACAGTGGAGTAAGATAGATGTTGGAGCCCCTGATTTTAGAGAAGCTAATAGGTTATTCTTTATATTCTGGGAGGCTTGTAAAGCTGATCAACGTTGCTACGGGATGTGCTATTTAAAGAATAGACGTTCAGGTTTTTCTTTTATGAGTTCGGCTGAAACCGTTAATTTAGCTACTCTAGCAAGTGATAGTAGATTTGGAGTGTTATCCAAAAGTGGTGGTGATGCGAAGAAGATGTTTACAGATAAAATAGTACCTATAAGTATTAATTATCCATTTTTCTTTAAGCCTATACAAGATGGTATGGATCGCCCTAAGTCAGAGCTGGCTTACCGTGTTCCAGCTAAGAAGTTCACTAGAAGAAAGATGAGGGAGACCGAGGTTGAAGACAGTATGGAGGGTCTTGACACTACTATTGACTGGAAGAATACCGGAGACAATAGCTACGATGGTGAAAAGCTCTCCTTATTGGTCCACGATGAAAGTGGTAAATGGGAGAGGCCTGATAATATCTTAAACAACTGGAGAGTTACTAAAACCTGTTTAAGGTTAGGTGGTAGAATAGTTGGTAAGTGTATGATGGGCTCAACTTCCAACTCGTTAGATAAAGGTGGTAATAACTTTAAGAAACTGTATGGAGACTCTAACGTCACAAAGCGAAATAGAAATGGACAGACTAAATCTGGTTTATATTCTTTGTTTGTGCCAATGGAGTGGAACTATGAAGGATTTATTGACCAGCACGGAGTTCCAGTATTTGATACACCAGACGATGAAAGGTACGGGCCTCATGGTGAACTAATAGACATAGGTGTTGTTGATTATTGGGAGAATGAAGTTGATGGCTTAAGAGGTGATCAAGACGGACTAAATGAATTCTACAGACAATTCCCTAGAACAGAGGAGCACGCATTTAGAGATGAGACGAAGAATAGTTTGTTTAACCTCGTTAAGATATACGAACAAATAGATTATAATGAGGGGAATAGAAACTCTTCAGTATTAACCACTGGTAACTTCCAATGGGAGAATGGAGTTAAAGATACTCAAGTAACATTCAACCCAGATCCTAATGGTAGATTTAAAGTAAGTTGGGTTCCTAGTAGAGGAATGCAGAATAATGTTATACTAAAGAATGGAGTTAAATACCCTGGAAACGAACACGTTGGTGCGTTTGGCTGTGACAGCTACGACATTAGTGGTACTGTGGATGGTAAAGGCTCTAAAGGAGCGCTACATGGATTAACGAAATTCAGTATGGAAGATGCTCCAGCTAATACATTCTTTTTAGAATATGTTGCTAGGCCTCAGACTGCTGAGATCTTCTTTGAAGACATCCTAATGGCACTTGTATTCTACGGGATGCCAATACTCGCTGAGAACAATAAACCTCGTCTATTGTATTATTTACGTAGAAGAGGTTATAGAGGTTTTAGTATGAATAGACCTGATAAGGTTTGGAATAAATTATCTGTAACAGAAAGAGAGGTTGGTGGAATGCCAAATTCTAGTGAAGATATAAAGCAAGCACATGCTGCTGCAATTGAAATGTATATCAATGATCATGTTGGTCACTTAGAAGATGGTACTTATGGTACTGTTTATTTCAGTGAAACATTAAATGATTGGAGTAAGTTTGATATAAATAAAAGAACAAAGTACGATGCTGCTATTAGCTCTGGTCTAGCGATCATGGCTTGCAATAGGCATTTATACCGACCAAACCCAGAAGTTAAAAAACAACCATTAGGTATAAGTATATCGAAATACACTAACACCGGATTTAATTCAACAATAATTAAAAAGTAAGTTATGGCAGAGTCTGCGATAAGGAATTTCCCTTCACAAGCAGTTAGTGATTTAGAGAAAATGACCCAAGAATACGGGCTGAAAGTAGCTCGAGCTATTGAGCACGAATGGTTCTCTGGCGCTACATCTAAGTATAGTGGTAATATAAACAACTTTCACAGCTTGAGGTTGTATGCTAGAGGGGAGCAACCAGTACAGAAATATAAGAATGAACTATCTATAAATGGTGACTTAAGCTACTTAAACCTAGATTGGAAACCGGTGCCTATCGTACCGAAGTTTGTTGACATTGTAGTTAATGGTATGGCTCAAAGAGCATACGATGTTAAGGCTTTTTCTCAAGATTCATATGGCATCAGTAAGAGGACTAAGTACATGGAGTCAATGCTTAAAGACATTAAGTCTAAAGAGTATAACGATATGGTCCAGGAAGGTTTTGAGATGGATATTTACGAGAACCAAAAAGAAACCTTACCTGACACAGAAGAAGAGTTAGCTCTTCACATGCAACTTAATTACAAACAAGCTGTTGAACTAGCTGAGGAGCAAGCTATAAATGTCTTAATGGAAGGTAGTAAATTCGACCTCATTAAAAGAAGATCTTTATACGATTTAACTACTATAGGTATTGGCGCTGTTAAAACTACATTTGATTGGAGTGAAGGAGCTAGAATACAATATGTTGATCCAGCTAATTTAGTTTATTCATACACTGAGTCTCCATATTTTGAGGACATATATTATGTTGGCGAAGTTAAAGATATTCCAATTAATGAACTAGTGAAAGAGTTCCCTAATTTATCTGAGTCTGAGATTTATGATATAGTAGAAGGTTCTAAGGGTTCTGTCAAGTCAATGACTAGGCACAACGGAGATATGAATAAGATTAGTGTATTATACTTTAATTACAAAACGCACAAAAATAACACCTACAAAGTAAAAGAGACAGGATCAGGTGCTACTAAAGTTATCGAGAAAGATGACACTTTTAATCCACCTATGGATATGGATGGTAACTATTCTAAGCTTGAGAGAGTTATGGAATGCTTGTACGAGGGTGTATTAATACTAGGTACAGATAAGTTGTTGAAATGGGAGATGGCTAAGAACATGCTTAGAACTAAATCCAATTTTGACAAAGTTAAAATGAACTACAGTATCGTTGCACCTAGAATGTACAACGGTAAGATAGAGTCTATAGTTAGTAGAATAACTGGGTTTGCTGATATGATTCAGTTAACCCATTTAAAACTTCAACAAGTTCTTTCTCGTATGGTTCCAGATGGTGTCTATTTAGATGCTGATGGATTAGCCGAGATTGACTTAGGGAATGGTACAAACTATTCTCCACAAGAAGCTTTAAACATGTTCTTCCAAACAGGTTCTGTTATAGGTAGAAGCTTTACTTCAGAGGGTGATCAAAACCCTGGTAAAGTACCTATCCAACAAATACAGAACGGTGGTGGTGGTAATAAGATTCAGAGTCTTATACAAACATACAACTACTATTTGCAAATGATTCGTGATGTCACTGGGCTCAATGAAGCTAGAGATGCGTCAACACCGGATAAAAATGCTTTAGTAGGTATTCAGAAGTTAGCAGCTGCTAATTCTAATACAGCAACTAGACATATATTACAGTCTATGTTGTTATTAGCTTCAGAGTCAGCGGAAGCTTTATCACTAAGGATTTCAGACATTATAGAATATTCCCCAACTAAAGAAGCATTCATTCAATCTATAGGAGCACATAACGTAGCTACTTTGGAGGAGATGGGTGAGTTACACTTATATGATTTTGGTATATTTATAGAGTTAATGCCTGATGAGGAGGAGAAACAAATGCTTGAGAATAATATTCAAATAGCATTGTCTCAACAGTTAATAGATTTAGATGACGCGATTGATCTTAGGGATGTTAGGAATGTTAAGTTAGCAAACCAACTGTTAAAGATTAAGAGAAAGAAGAAACTTGAGCGAGATCAAAAGATGCAGCAAGAGAATATTCAAGCTCAGTCTCAAGCTAACCAACAAGCGCAACAATCAGCAGCTCAAGCCGAAGTTCAAAAGAATCAAGCTAAAACTCAATCTGACGCTCAACTGGAACAGACTAAAACTCAATTGAAGATTCAATACCTACAACAAGAAGCTCAAGTTAAAAAAGAGTTAATGCAGTTAGAATTTGAGTTAAACTCTAGATTACAATCTGGAGAAAGAGAGTTGAAAGATAGGCAAGAAGCAATGAGGGAAGACAGAAAAGATGGTCGAGTAGATAAGCAAGCTCAATATCAAAAAGATTTAGTAGATAGAAAAAATCAGGGTGAAACACTTAAAAAGTTTGAATCATCAGGTAATGATATAGTTGGAGGTGGAGCTGGGTTAAGTAAATACTAGCCCCACTTATTTTTTAATTTTATAATATTTTATTATGGCAGAAGATCAAGTAGATACAACCGAAGAAGTTGTAGAACAAGTGGACGAGTCAAAGTTTGAGAGTGCTGGAGACGATAGTATACTTAAGGTAGATTTAAGTAAACCACCAGTTCAGAAAGAAGAGAAAGTCGAAGAGACTGAAACTGAGAAAGTAGTTGAAGAAGTTACGGGAGAACCTGAAACAGAAGTTGTAGCAGAAGTAGAAGATACTGTGTTGCAGGAAATCACTGATGAAGAGGTTGAGGAAGTAGAAGAGCAAGTTGAAGAAGCAATAGCTGAAGCACAAGCTACTGGAAAACCTTTACCAGAGAATATCCAGAAACTAGTGGACTTTATGGAAGACACTGGTGGAGATTTAAACGACTACGTGAGTTTAAATAGAGACACATCTAAATTAGATGACTCTGAAATACTCGATGAGTATTATAGAAAAACTAAATCTCATTTATCCGCTGAAGAGAGAAACTTTTTATTGGAAGATAAATATGGTTTCGATGAAGACGTAGATGATGACAGAACAATAAGATCAAAGAAAATCGCTTTGAAAGAGCAAGTTGCTGAAGCGAAGGCCTATATAGACGGGCAAAAGTCTAAATATTACGAAGAGATTAAAGCTGGAAGTAAACTCACTGATGAGCAACAGAAAGCAGTTAACTTCTTCGATCGTTACAATAAGGAATCTGAAGAGACTAACAAGCTAACAGAGACTAACAAGCAAGTTTTTCAACAGAAGACTGATAATCTATTCAACGACAAGTTCAAAGGTTTTGACTACAGCGTCGGAGAAAAGAAGTACAGGTTTAATGTTAAAAACGTAGATGACGTTAAGAATACTCAAAGCGATCTTAATAACTTCGTCCAAAAGTTTTTGGGTAAAGATAATAAGATGAAAGATGCTAAGGGTTATCACAAGTCTTTATTTACAGCAATGAATGCTGATGCTGTTGCTCAACATTTTTATGAGCAAGGAAAAGCAGATGCAATCAAAGATACTGTAGCTAAAGGTAAGAACATTAATGTCGGGGCTCGTGGCACTCATGGTGAAACAAACATAGGTGGTACAAAGTTTAGAGTGCTAGGTGAAGGTTCAGATGATTTCAAATTCAAGATTAGAAAAAAGAAATAATTAAACTTTAAATTAAAAAATTATGGCAATTACAAGTGGAAACGCTCCAGACGCGGCTCCAAGAAAAATAGCGCTATCATCGAACTACGTGGACTTTACGTCTGCTGCTGGGTCGTGGGCACAACAATACCTTCCAGATTTAATGGAGAAGGAAGCTGAGATTTATGGTAACAGAACAATCTCAGGATTTTTATCACAAATAGGTGCTGAAGAAGCTTCTTCCTCTGACAGAGTTCTTTGGTCGGAACAAGGGCGTTTACATCTATCTTACCAAGCTACGTATGTGAGCACGGGTATTATCAATCTTACTAAAGATGTAGATGGTGCTGCAATTGCGAACAACGAAGCTGGTGTTAGAGTAGGTGATACAATTCTTTTATCTAATGCCGCTGGTACACTTAAGTGTTACGTTTCATCTGTAGATACTGGAACTGCTAACAATAGAATTACTCTACAACCTTATGGACAGGCCAATATAGATTCTTTAGGTACAGCAACTACTGCAGATATTTACAGAGTGTTAGTTTATGGTTCTGAATTCTCGAAAGGGCAAGACGGTAGATCTTTGGCTAATACTCCAAAATTTGTATCTCACCAAAATAAGCACATCATCTTGAAAGACTTCTACGAGGTTTCAGGTTCTGATGCATCTGCAATTGGATGGGTAGAAGTTTCTGGTGAAGAAGGTCAAAATGGTTACTTATGGTACCTAAAAGCTTCTGGTGATACTAAATCAAGGTTCACTGATTACTTAGAAATGGCTTTATTAGAGAGTGAGTTAGCTCATGCTGATTCTGTTATCGCTTTGTCTTCTGGTGCTGATTTAGGTGTTAATAACGCTGGTACAGAAGGTTTGTTCAAAGCTATTACCACAAGAGGTCACCAAACTACTGGTGTTACTGGTGTTAATGCTGCTACTGATTTAGCTGAGTTTGATGCTATGTTAGCAACCTTTGATTCCAATGGTGCCATTGAAGAAAACATGATGTTTGTTGATAGAGCTACGTCTCTAGCTATGGATGACATGCTAGCTTCTATGAACTCTTACGGAGCTGGTGGTACTTCTTATGGAGTGTTTGACAACGACGAAGACATGGCTTTAAATTTAGGTTTCTCTGGTTTCAGAAGAGGTTCTTACGACTTCTACAAATCTGATTTCAAATACTTGAATGACAAAGGAATGAGAGGTGGTTTGAATGATACTACTGCTCCTATTAGAGGGGTTGTTGTTCCAGCTGGTGTTTCTTCAGTTTATGACCAACAGTTAGGAAAGAACATGAAACGTCCTTTCTTACACGTTAGATATAGAACTTCTGAAGCTGATGATCGTAAATTAAAAACTTGGATTACTGGTTCTGTTGGAGCTCAAACTTCAGGTAAAGATACGATGGAAGTACACTACTTATCTGAAAGATGTTTAGTTGTACAAGGTGCTAATAACTTCATGTTAATGAACTAAGCATTGTTATATATTAAGGAGTCGGGGTTCAGGCCCTGACCCTTTTTATTTTATTAATTTATATTATATTATATTATGGCTAAAAAAGCTAAAAAAACAGAGAAGGTTCATGTAGAACCTCAAGTTGAAACAATGGAAGAGGTGGTTACAGAATTTTTTGAAGAAACTGTAGTTGCAGAACCAAAGAAGAAAGCGGTTATGGACACTCCAAAACCTAAAAAAAATAGTTGGGAAATTAAAGATAGAACTTATTTCCTAAAAAATGGAGCGTCCCCACTGACGTACTTAATAAGAGGAAGTAACATTTACTGGTTTGATGAAACAGCTGGTTATGAAAGAGAGCTAAAGCATACTTCAAATCAAAGAACTGCGTTTGTTGACGAAATGAAGGGTGACCAAAGAATGGCTCATATTGTTTTTGAAAATGGGGTATTAACCGTGCCTAAAGAAAAAACAGTATTACAAAAGTTATTATCATTATACCACCCTCATAAAGATAAAATCTATCACGAGCACAAACCAGCTGAGGTAGCCGCAAGTGATATTGACTTCTTAGAAATGGAATTTGATGCTATGTCAGCAGCAATGAATTTAGACATCGATATGGCTGAAGCTGTGATGCGTGTAGAGCTTGGCTCTAAGGTATCAGAGATGAGTTCTAAGGAACTTAAAAGAGATTTATTATTATACGCTAAAAGAAATCCAGCGTTGTTCTTAGAGTTAGTTAATGACGATAATGTACAACTAAGGAATTTTGGTATTAAAGCAACAGAGCTAAACATTATAAAGTTATCATCAGATCAAAGACACTTTATGTGGGGATCTAACGATAGAAAACTTATGACAGTTCCGTTTGATGAACACCCGTACTCCGCACTTGCGCAGTGGTTTAAAACTGATGAAGGTATGGAAGTATATACTAATATTGAGAAGCGGTTATCTTAACCGTTTTCTTTCCAATTAATATCACAAACCTTAAACCTTAATCCTTAAACCTTAATTCATAAACAAATATTAATTATTAAAAACAAAAAACAATCATGGTAAAACCAGTAGAGAACTATTTGTATTTTGCTTTAACAGGGACGGCGGGTGACGCGGCAAATGATGCCGTTTGCTACCCAGTCTCTAGTTTTATAGGAGCAACTTGGAATCACGCTGCAAGAACAATATTAAGGTTTGAAGACAACACAGCTAATACAATTGATGGTGCAGTGTCTAAAAAGTTTAATGATGTAGTGTTAACACACGAAACGCTAGCAACAAGAGGAACGATCCACATGGATATAGTCAAAGCAATGGCTAGAATAATGGCAAACCCAGGAAGAGGGAGAGTAATAACTGTTGTAGATACTGCTAGTGGCATTATTGCAGAAGAATTTGAAGGGTTGAATAACACAACTGCAATTTCTTGCGCAACTGCTTTTGGTATAACTCAAGGATAAAATATAAATTATGATAGTAATATACAACGCACACGCAACTATTAATAGCACAGCTACGTTAAACGCATACCAAGCAAAAGATTTTTATGGTATGGAGTCAACAGCAGCAGGGGTTGTTACCTCAGCATATCTAGGAGCTGCTAATCACTCAGACGCTGGAGATTTAATTGCTTTAACAGTAGTTAGCTCAGGCACTGATGATGTGGACAGAATTAATAGAATTGCTGCAATGGACGCTATGGTGTCTAAAAATAATGTAGTAAACAAAAAAGGCTTCGTCGTTGCCTTCTCAGAAATCGAAAATGTTAAACCAGGAGGTATTACAGGTATTGCTGTAACTATTGACTCTTAATAATAAAAAAATGAAACAACCTTATTTATATTTCGGAAGAAAAGGATACATGGCGAGAGCCGCTCTTGCAGATGGAGATTATTCAGGAACAGCAATGACTATAGCTAACTCTCTTATGCTACCAGCAGATGTTGCATCAGGAGTATTAAAGCCATCCTTAGAATTAACACATAGATGTGTAACAGCTCAAGCGTCTGCCAAAAGATCAGCTATTGTAGTAGCAGCTGGGCCAAGGCCAGGAACACAAGCTTTTTCTGGAGCACCAACTAACTTTGTTGCTGGAGAAGTATCTATACTAGATAGTGCTACGGGATGCTTTATCGATGGTGATCAAGAACTCAACATTAATGTTGTTGGTACTGATGGTGGTATTACTCCACACGCTAATGACTTTGTTTATTTAGAGGAAATCAAGTTTGCTGCGGAAGTTCTACCGTTCAACGCAACGGGGGCTGATATATGCTTGCCAGCTGCATCTTTTATTAGTGCACAGCCATTAGCTTATACTGCTGGTGCTGGAATTCACTGGGATGGTGCAGCTCAAGATGCAACTCAATTAATATTTAAACCTTTAGCTCCTCAAGCAGGTGGTGGTGTTAAAACTATAACAATGATACATACTGCTAACAAGTACAGAGAAATCTGTGATGCAATGCAAGAGCTTTGCAACTCTCAGGTAACTGAAGAAGCTATCAAAGTTCATCACCTAACGGGTGGAGGACAGTTCTTGCATAATGCTTTTACTAGTAGAGGTATTAGAGTATATGGTTTAAGTATCGTTTAGTAATACATATTTATCAATTAATATTAATAGCCATCCTTGCGGGTGGCTATTTTTTTTGCCTAGTAGTAACTCCTCACTTTACTATGTAACTATAATATTGTAAAATAGTATGGTATGAAATCAATAGGATTAGGAGATACAATAGAGAAATTCACGAAATTTACAGGTATAAAAACCTTAGTCAATTTAACTACTAAGAAAAAAGATTGTGGATGTAATAAAAGGAAGAATTGGTTGAATGATCAATTCCCTTACAAATTAAAAGAAGATGGCAGTAAGCATAGATAACGTTTACCAACAAGTTTTAGTTATAGCTAATAAGGAACAGAGGGGTTATATAACTCCTCAGGAGTTTAATCTATTAGCACGTAAAGCTCAGCTAGATGTGTTTGAAAATTACTTCAATGATCTAGATGCTTTTAGAAAGAAGCCAGGTAATGATACAGTATACGCAGATGAGATAGATTCTATACAAGAGAAGATAGATGTACACGAAAAGTTTTTTCAATTTGTAGATATGAATGCTAGTGGTGGTGGTACATTACCAACAAGCTACAAAATGGGTAGGTTAAGTCATAATAATAGCGCTCAGGAGATTCAAGTCAATGCAACGGTTAGTTCGAACATCATAGCCTTTGACACGACTGTAGATACCCTAGGTTTGGCCGTTGGTGATGAAGTGTATTTAACTTTAACTGGCGCATTATTGGGTACTATCACAGCGTTAAAACCTACTAATGATTATAATATAACTATTAATGCAGCAGCAAGTATTACTAATGATCACTATGTAACGGTAATGCCAAATAGAAATAATGGAGGTTACAAAGAAGTACAACTAGTTAATCAAAACAAGCTGAATAACTATATGAACTCTGGTAAGTTAAAGCCTACCACTAAATACCCTGTATACGTAAAAACATCTGAGACAGCTATACAAGTTTATCCCACGAGTATAATTACTGGGGTTGCATGTAACTACATAGCTAAACCAGCGGATCCTAAATGGACTTACGTAGTGATAAACGAAAAAGCATTGTATAACGCATCTGACGCGGGATTGCAGAATTTCCAATTACACGAATCCGAGGAGAGCACGTTGACAAACAAAATACTAGAGCTAGCTGGTATTGTATTAAACAAACCAGGTCTTTCTGAGGTTGTACTTAGAAATGAGCAAATAAAAGAAGCAAAAGAAAATAGATAATTATGGGGTTATTAGACGGAACTACACAGAACGCTTACCATACAGGCACAGATAAAGGTAACTACCAATTTGTATCACTTGATGATATTATAGGTTCATTCCTAGCTGTGTATGTTGGAGAGAATAAAATACTTAATAAAGTTAGTAGAGCTGATGTACAGTTCCATGGGATGAGAGCAATACAAGAATTATCATACGATGTTCTTCGTTCTCACAAAGCTTATGAAATAGAAGTACCTAGCACTTTGGTTATGTACCTACCTCAAGATTATGTTAACTATACTAAAATAGTTAGAGTGGATTCTAATGGTATAGAAAAACCTTTATATCCTACAGGTAAGACATCAAATCCTTTCCCTATAGATCAAAACACCGACGGAGTATATCAACTTACTGATAATACTCTTGACATTCAAGGTACCGCTGAGACAAACTTAAATCCCCACACTTCAGATACACGTAGTAGTTTTAGCACTCTGCAATCATCTAATACAAATAGTGATTCACATAACACGGATCACTCGGTACTTGACAATAGAGGTAGAAGATATGGTTTAGACCCTCAACACGCTCAAGATAACGGTACATTTTACATAGATAATTCAACTGGGTTTATACACTTTGGTTCTAACCTAGCTGGGCAAACTATTATATTAAAATATATTAGCGATGGTTTAGGTACTGATGGTGAGATGTTAGTTCATAAATTCGCTGAAGAAGCAATATACAAACATATCATGTATGGGTTAGTATCTGGTAGATCAGGTATTCCTGAGTATGTAGTGCAAAGATACAAGAAAGAGAAGTTTGCAGAAACTAGGAAAGCTAAGATTAGACTTTCTAATATAAAAATGGAAGAGTTCACTCAGGTATTGAGAGGTCTTAGTAAACCAATTAAGTAGTAGTTTATGTCAGAAATAAAACACACGTTTCAAGCTGGGAAAATGAACAAAGATCTCGATGAGAGATTAGTTCCTCAAGGAGAGTATAGAGACGCTTTAAATATAGAGGTTAGAACTTCAGATGGTAGCGATGTTGGTACTGCGCAGACTTTGCATGGTAATAAAGAGAGAGTTAACGACGCTGATTTTAGTGAGGTGAACCCAACCGTTAGTTGGACTGGTATACCCAGTAGGTTTGTTGGGTCTGTTGCTGACGGTAAAGCAGATAGAGCCTACTTCTTTATAGCTTCACCTAAACCTAGTGTCTTTGACTCAACTAAGGTTACAGCAACTAAGTTATACAAAGACATGATTGTTATGTATGACAATGTTGCTAAGACATTAAAGCCAGTTGTCACGGATATTTTTAGAGTTGAATTTACTAACATAACAAGTGGAGTTGCTAATAATCACATAGAAGATGCAGCCACTGTTTATGATTTCATAGACATTCCAACAACCGTGGGCAACGATAATATAAGAGCTGGGATGCGAGGGCGTGTTTACGATACCAACGGTGCTTTATTACCAAACTTTTCAGTAGCCGATTCTGATGACTCTAATACGTTTACTGTCAGGGAGGTTAAATACACTACACTAGCAGGCACTGCAGCCGTTTGGCGAATCTACTTGACTACCACTGTAACGGGGGTGTTAACCGACGCTAAAGTGTGGACATTTGAAGCAGACAAAGTTTTAAACTTCACAAATACTGACCCTTATAATGTCCTAATAACAGGTATAAATGTTATTGACAATCTACTACTCTGGACAGACAACAAGTCTGAGCCAAAGAAGATAAACATAGACAGACGTATAGGTAAAGTTAATGATGATAGTGAGAGCTTTGAATCCCACTCAAGATTAAAGATTGTTAAACCAGGCACAGTAGACACTTTGGAGTATGCTCTTTCAGCGCCACTAGATCCAGGTTTAAAAGAAGAACACATAACCGTTATTAGAAGAGCACCTCGTACATCGCTTAGATTAGAGATGTCATCTTTTGAAGATGGTGTTGAGTTAGACATTACCGGTAGTGTAGTAAAATCTTTTGTTGATGGTACTGGAGATCCTATTGTAGTTGGCTCAGAAATTGATGTAGAAATTTCAGGGATTGAAAATATACCCGCTGGAGAGAGTGATGAAACATACTCTATAGGTTTTCAATACACTGCTGGTCAAATCGTTATATTAGAGAATGATTCTACCCCTGGGGAGACACTTACGATAAGAGCTGTAGTAATTAGTGCTCAGTGGAACTCTGATAACACAGTGTTTAATCATACATTAAGAATAAATAGCATAGACTCGTCTATAACATCAGGTCATGAAGAGTGGACTACTTCTATAGAGCAGGCTAAACCTTTATTTGAATTTAATCTAGGTAGGTTCTCCTATAGATATAAATACCAAGATGGTGAGTATTCATCTTTCGCTCCATGGTCAGAGCTTGCTTTCCTACCTGGAAAACAAGACTATGTCCCATCTAAGGGTTATAACTTAGGTATGGTTAACACTGTTAGGTACTTAAGAGTAACCGACTTTGTAGTAGATGATTACCAAAGACCTGATGATATAGTTGAAGTAGATGTTTTATACAAAGACACGGTATCACCTAACGTTCGCGTAGTTAAGTCTATCAAAAAAAATGTTGACCCTGAATGGAATGACAACTCAGACATCGGTGGTAATTCTGGTGTAATAAATATATCATCAGAGATGATGCATAGAACGTTACCGTCATCTCAAATATTGAGAGCTTGGGATAATGTACCTAAGTTAGCTTTAGCTCAAGAGGTAACCGGCAATAGATTAGTCTATGGTAACTACCTACAGAACTTTAACATTGGAGCACCTGTGGTAGTTAGTCCTAGCATTCTAAGTGTAGATCACTCAGAATTTTTAGATGGTGATGATGTATTAGAGTTGATGCCAGTTAAATCCCTAAAGTCTATTAGGAAGTATAAAATAGGTGTAGTATTCGGGGATAAATATGGAAGAGAAACCCCAGTAATGGGCATTGGGGGTGAGACAGATGGTACAGTTGTTATACCTTCTAGTATAGCTGTAGAAAAGATTAACTCTTCTAAAGTTAATCAAATACAAGCTTCACTGTCTTGGGGTAGTGGAAATCCAGATAGTTGGATGGAATATTATAAATACTATGTTAAGGAGACGACAAACGAATACTACAACCTTGTGTTACATAGATGGTATAATGCTGAGGATGGTAACGTATGGTTAGCTTTTAGTTCTGCTGATAGAAATAAGGTAGATGAGGAGACATATATAACACTTAAGAATGTTCATGGAGGCGAAACCGCAGTCATGGATGAAGCCAGGTATAAGATACTAGCAATAGAAAATGAAGCACCTGATTTCGTTAAGATAACTGAAAAAGGTTTAGGTAGTAAAATGTTTAGTGCTATTATAGGTGAAGCTGGAGATAATGATGTTAGCGAAATAGCAGTTAGCATGGTTGTAGACTTTCAAGCTAGTTTCAATGACGATATATTTAATGACATTTCATTTAAAGGAACAGGCTTTGCTAGAATCACAGCTGTAAAAGATGATGTACAGGTCAAGTCTAAATGGGTGGGAGTATCATCAATAGAAATGGGTACTAGTGCATTGCAGTTCGTAAAAACTGCAGAGCCTTGGGGTGTGTCAGCTGAGCTATGGGACCATTTTGGAGTAGAGTATAACGACCCTGGTATAGATTGGGGCGTGGATATGATGGATGCTGTAGTTGAGAACAAACCTGAATTTGATGGTAGGTTTTTTGTTAAGGTGCTTAGAGATGGGGTGTTATCAACCAATATAATGGCGACAACAAGTGACTCAGTTACTTACAATATTGTTGATACGTTTAACTTCTCTAGTGTAGATACTAAAAATATAAATGGAAAAAACCCAGCCAATCCCGATGCCGATTACAAAGGAGATTACAAGGGTATTGCTTCAACCGCAACACCAGAGGTAGATAGAACAGATTTTCTTTGGAACAATGGTACAAGTGGTTTTGTAATTGCTGGAAACTCACATGGTCAAGTTAAGTTTAATTATGGGTGTACAGACGAAACTGGTGGTGGTGAAGAAACTAAAGACTTTTGGGAAAAAACTAAATATACCATTGGTAGAGGTTGGATAATGGATGGGTCTAATAGGGCTACGTCTTGGTCAGGTGAATCTGATTATCATCAAACACCACTTGGTGGTTTGAGAACCAGCGGTGGAGTTTCTAAAATAGATTTCAGTTCTACAGCTCCAGGTAAAGAAGTATCTGATAGCGCAAATAACTTTAAATTAGCAATGACTCCTGGTACTCTTTTTAGGTTTTTATCAGATCCACTAGACCAGGTTTATAGAGTTACAGATGTTGATTCAAATAAGTGGCATTACAATTTTCACCAAAAGAGGCTCGCGGGGTTAGAATGTGTATTATGTGATACCAAGAGCGATAACCATAGATGGGATTATTGCTATAGAAATAAGTTTACTCTTAGCTTTGTTAATGTAGTAGACAGTAGTCCATTAAATACTGGCTTGTGGGATCCTAGAAGCGCAATGAGGAATGATGGTACTGAGAGTTCAAAAATTGTAATAGTTGAACCTTCTTTCAATGATGGTTCAATATTAGACTTTAAGGAAGGTAATGCTATATGGGAGACAGAACCTAAGGAAGATGTAGGTTTAGATTTATACTACGAAGCGACTGACGCTTTACCTATAAAACTATCACAAGAGAATATAGAATCATACTGTCCTACAGAATCTCCGATCACAGTATATAGACCAGGGGCTAATCTTAATCCAGTAACTGTAGCTAATGCACCTGTAGTAAACACAGCCGTTAGAGATGTTGTTGGGGTTAGAGATTTCACAAGTGGGGGTGTTTTTCCTTTCCAAATAGCTTTAAAGGATACCCTTAAGTTTACACATGCAGATGGTGGTGCTACTGAAGCTGAGGTTATAGATCATATGTACCCAATACCTTTATACGCTAACACTTACGGCAATTCTGATGCTGCTGGAGGATCTGAAGATAGGTCTTCAGGTTATACTACTGCAACATACAAGTCATCGTTTAGTATTGCCCTACCATGCACGGTGGCTGAAATAAGCACAGTTACTATTGATGATAGTACTACTGGCACTACTGATGGTGTAGAGATTTTTGGGTGTATAGATCAAGCTTATTTAGAATATAATTCATCAGCTAACGTAGATGATGGTAGTTGTGTAACTTTAGTAGTTTATGGTTGTATGGATGCTGACGCAACAAACTATAATGCAGATGCAAACGAAGATGACGGTTCTTGTGAGTATGCTATAGATTATTGTAGCGACCCTAACAGTACTACACCTCCTAATGTAGGATGTAGATGGAATGCGAATGATGGCTCCGTTGAAACAACAGGTAACGGGACAGTTTACAATGGTTTTGTAGTTAAGCGTGATGAAGGAGTTAGTGAAGGTGATCCAATAACTGGATTCATGGTGATGATGTCAGATATGGATGAAGGGAATAAGAAAAATTGGGATGATTGGTATGATTATTTTGCGTACGAATTAAACGACAATAGTACAATTGAGTGGCCTGACATTGATCAACTAGAGCTTATAGAGAGTGTGAGAAATGAATATCTATTGTGTGCAAATAATACTTCTTGCCCAGACTTAAATGATTTTGTTAATTTTAATAATGCTTCTTATTGGTCTTCCTCGGGTTATTTATTAAATGCATCTAACCTTCACTTCTATAACGGCATCATAACTGAGAGTAGCCCCAAACTTAATGAACTGAGGGTTCGTGGTATAATACCGTTCACCTACACCCCGCCGGGTAAAAGACGTAGATTAGGTACTAGTAGAACATTAACAAGTGAATTAGCATTAGTTAGTTCTGCACCTGGCACTTTCTATACAGGAACTAATGGTGAGAAATGGGAGGCTATATCAGCAACAAATACAGTAGGTGGAGCAAGCTTTACTCTACCGGTTGGGACATTTATTACAAATATCGCCGATGATAATACTTTAACGTATAACACTACTAATGGTGATTCAATTGGTATAGGTAGTCATACTATAACATTCCAAAAAGTAACTGGGTATTATAAATTAGATAGTGATGTCTATGGTAATAAAACCACCCTACCTTGGTTCAACTGTTATTCTTTTGGGAATGGTTTAGAATCAGATAGAATAAGAGATGATTACAACGCACCTCAAATAGACAATGGAGTTAAAGTATCCACCCTTTTAGATTCTTATGGAGAAGAGAGAAGAGGTAGTGGTATGATATATTCAGGTATATACAATTCAACTAGTGGTGTTAATAACCTCAATGAGTTTAACATGGCTGGGAAGATCACTAAAGATCTTAATCCATCTTATGGCTCTATCCAAGCGTTGAAAACTAGAGACACTAATGTAGTAGCTTTCTGTGAAGATAAAGTATTTAAGATATTAGCAAACAAAGATGCTTTATACAATGCTGATGGTAGTATAAATCTAGTAGCTTCTGATAGAGTTCTAGGTAGTGCAACTGCTTTCGCTGGAGAGTACGGTATATCTTCAAACCCAGAATCCTTAGCGGTTGATGGTTATAGAATGTACTTTACTGATAAACAGAGAAATAAAGTTTTAAGATTGTCTCAAGATGGAATGACGCCTATATCAGATATTGGTATGAATTCTTGGTTTAGAGACAACTTGAATAATTCGAAGAATGTAAAGAAGCAAGAGTTAATAGGTACGTTTGATGACATAAAAGGTGAATATAATTTATCACTTCGTCACTTAGATACTAATGGTATTACTAATGCAGATAAAGCCGATATAACTGTTTCTTTCAATGAGAGATCTAAAGGTTGGTCTAGCTTTAAGTCGTTTGTACCTGAGACAGGTTTATCCATTAACGACGAATACTTAACAGGTAAGATTGCTAAACTATGGTCTCATCATAGTGGATCAGTAAATGCTAACACCTTTTATGGAGAAGATTTAGTACCTTCTACTATAGACGTATTGTTTAATGAGAACCCAGGCTCTGTAAAGAGTTTCTTAGCAATGAACTACGAAGGTTCTCAAGCTAAAATAAATGAGTTTACTACGAAAAGTGTAGATGGTGAAACGTATAATGACGGAGAATACTACAATCTAAAAGCAAAAACTGGTTGGTATGTAGATTCGTTTAATACTGATCTACAAGAAGCTCAAGTCCCAGACTTCAAACAAAAAGAAGGTAAATGGTTTAACTATATATCTGGAGTAAAAACTGATAAAAAGAACTTAGATACTAGCGAGTTCTCTGTTCAAGGTATAGGTGTACTTGCTTCATCCACCATACCAACTGTTACTAAGGTTAATTTAACAATAAGAGAAAACAACGATTAATATGGCACTAGTAAATTGTTCAATTGAAGGTGAAATAGTAGTAGCACAAACCTCTGGAGAGGGTAATATAACAGCATATGAGTTGTATATAATACCCGACGAGGGATACTTTGTTGCTGCTAAGGATTTCCAAGATAATACATATGATACGTTTTCTAGTTATGTACAAGGTATTATTGACTTTGGAGAAACTGGGAAATTAATACTCACTGATACAACTACAGAGTATACTAGTGATAATAAAGTTAGGATAACTGTAAACCTGTACTCTGAGTATTCTATAACAGAGGATACAACCCTCACTGTGGATATAGACGGAGAAGCCTGGACTTATCCTTATTATACAACCTATGTAAACGTACTTGAATACGTATCTTTTTTCGACAATGGAAGCACTGCTCTCCAGCTAGAGCCTGGGGTAACCGTAACCACTCAGTTGGCGGGTGGGTCTGTATCGTGGGTTACAAAATACAAACGACATGAGTTCACTTTTGATGCACAAGTAGATGTTGAAACTAAAGTAGCTACTATAGTATTTAGCGCTAGTGAACATGCGGATCCAAGTAATTACGTTAACTTCTTAAAATTTTCTACTGGCTCCCTTACAAGTTGGCTTATGGATACCGACACAACTTCTGGCTTTAGATGGGAATACACCGAATATCCAGACATTGGAGAAGGTGACTTATCAGTTGAAACCAGTTCTGGTACTAAGGCAACTCAAAAAACCTTCACTTTATACTTCACTCCACAAGTAGATTTTGTATATATACCATACGCTGGAACTGCAGTCCTTAGTAATTTGTACGCTACCCAGGTAATTGGAATCAAAACTGATATAACTTCTCCAGCTAAGAGAAGTCGGTCAATAACAAACGTGACAACAGATTTAGGAAGTTTACCCAGTGGTAGTTCTAATGTAATACCAAGTAGCGGTATAACGGCTAGCGCCACACCTGTAGTTAAAGTGTATGGTACGCCTGGAGCTGTATTTGAAGTAGAGTTTAAAGAGACTAAAGTAGTTGAGGGTGGTAGTAATAGTAGATCTACCAATACCGGGGCTGTAGAGTTCTTTGATGGTATAATTCCCAACATGCCAATAGGTTCTGTCACTATACCAAAAAGTGGGGTGTACTCTTTTAAAATGCCTGACATCGCTTCTTTCACGACTACAGGTCGGAAGGAGTTTGAGATGAAAATAACAGCTGGTATAAATACTATTATAAAGTCTAATGTTATAAAGACAGGTGGTACATCTGTAAATATCGGAGCTATAAACTCTATAGTAACTAATAAGTTTTATCAATATCCTAAAGTTAACATAGAGTTTGCAGCAACAGCTCTACCAGCTGGGTGGGCATATACACATAGTGATTACAATATTAGTAGTATACCTGATTTTGGTGGTAGTGGAGCTAATAAAACTGGCATACCATTAATGCCACCTTCATCAAATCCTAAACTTGCTAGCACAACACGTGTTATTAATTTCGAGATTAGAGTTACTGACGTTGGAACATTCTCTTTAAATCAAAATAACACTACCGCAATTACAAATGCCACAGGCGTTGTAACACATAACATCTTCGATAAGTCACAGTTTGCAGCTACTATAAGTGGTAATAGAGATATTGTAAAATTTTATAATCTTAAAGCGTACATAGGCGAAGGGACTTCAGACGTCTCAGCTGATGCAAATGATTTTGCTACTATAACTGGTTCTATAAGATGTACTAGATTTGGTTATCAAAATCAAGTTTACACAATAGATTTATCTGAAATATTCACATTTGCTTAAAAACATACTATGCCTGATATAACATTAACATTTTCAAACGATATAAATACATCAGCTCAGGTTGGGGATACAGCATACTACTGCTCGCCTGATACTGTTGCGGGTTTTAGTATATCGACTTCAGTCACTAATAACGATAAGTTGTTTGAGATAGGGCTTATAAGTATTATTGATAACTCTGCGAACACTATCACTTGCACTACTAACGGGTCGGGAAGTGCAAAACCAGTGGAGGATAGTTTTATACTATTCAGCAAGGATAACCGAGTTAATATGGCTTCACCACTAGGGTACTACGCACAAGTTAAGTTTAAAAACGATTCAACGGTGAAAGGGGAGATGTTCTCTACCGCGTGTGAGATATTTGGTAGTAGTAAATAAAGTCTTATGACTGTGATTATATATGAGTAAATCAAATATAATTATATGCCTAAGAATGAATTATCAAAAGCTGAGAGTAGTGAGATAGCTTTAAATACCAGAGAGCAGATACAGGGGTTACAAAATTTATTAGTTGAGAATGCAGACGAAGTCAATGTAGTTACTCATCAAAACTCTGATATATTCCCATTAGAACATACATTCGCTGACGGTATTTATGTTAGACAAATGACAATGAATAAAGACAGTTTAGTTGTCGGAGCTATACATAATCATTTACATGTATGGTTTTTATTGTCTGGGTGTATCACTGTAGCTACAGAGGAAGAGAGTTTAGAATATATAGCACCGTGTCACGTGTTGTCTACACCTGGAACTAAAAGAGTTATTTATGCAAACGAAGATTGTGTATTTGTAAATGTTCACAAGAACCCTACAAACTGCCAAGACGTCGAGGAGTTAGAGAGAGAGATCGTATCAGCAACGTTCGAGGAATATGAAGAATATATTAATAAAAATAAATAAGATATGAGTTTTCTAGTAGTAGGTATAGCAGGTGCCGCAACCAGTTTAATAGGAGCCGGTATAGGAGCAAGTAGAGCTGCTAAGGCACAGAGAAAAGCTGAGGCTGATGAGAAGCAGAAGAGGGTGGAGATGGATAGGTTAAAAGGTGTCTATGCAAATTTAGATACTAGTAACCCTTTCTTGAACATGGAGAATACTATGGAGGACTTGACTGTCAACCAGAAGCAAGCCCAATTCCAAGCACAACAAAATCAACAAACTCAAGCTAATACTTTAGGTAGCTTGAGAGGTGCAGCTGGTGGATCTGGTATAGCGGCACTAGCACAGACAATGGCTCAGTCAGGTCAATTATCAGCACAGCAAGCTTCTGCCAGTATTGGTACACAGGAATCGAACAATCAAAGAATGGCAGCACAACAAGCTTCAATGATACAAACTAGAGAAAGAATGGGTGAAGTCAAATCTAGACAAATGAAGAAAGACCAAACAGGTACTCTACTAGGTATGTCACAGCAAGAGACGGCTGCAGCCAGAAATCAAGCATCTATGGCTGAGCAAGCTAAGTGGGATGCAATATCAGGTGGAGTACAAGGTGTGGCAAGCGCAGCAAGTTCATACGCAACAGCAGGTCTTAAGGAGTAGTAAAAATAAATAAATTATGGCAGTAGATTCAACATTAATAACAGGGGCTTATAAAGCTAACGAACCGCAAGGTGTTGTTGGTAATAAACAAGTGGCGGATATGACGCAATCCATAAGTAAGGGTTTAAATACTTACATGGCTGCTGTTAAAGCTAAACACACTGTGCGTAACGCTAAGTATGACGCTTACTCAGAATCAGTATTGGACAACTCAGATTTAGTTGGTGAGCAGTATGAAGCATTGTATGATGAGCTAGCATTAGGTAAAGAAGATTTTGCTAATGCAGATAAGAAGAGTAGAGATCTTCAAGTTAGAGATTTAAAAGCTATGGCTGGGGATTATGCTGACTACAAAGCTTTGAGAGAAGATGTGGCAATCAACAAAGATGATCTATCACCAGCATTTACTAATAGCCCAGAAGGAGAGATGTACTTAGATATACTCAAAGGTGATGGTAAGAATTTAGTAAAGAAGAATGGTAGGATAGGTATTGAAGTGGAAGGTGAATGGAAATCTATATCTAGTATCAAGCAAAGCTTGGATGGTAATAAGATAGACACAGCATCTATAGATCAATTAGAAGCGTTTAGAATTAAGACTCAAGCTGACGATGATGATTTTGATTTCAATAAAACTAGGACTACTCTTATGAACTCTATGGTTTCAAAAGGTAAATACAAGTCTTTGATTAATGATGAGATAATTCCTGGTAGAGTATTCAGAAATGATTTAGTAGAAAGTTTAACTAACAAATCATATTCTGATTTAGGTATAACGGAAGAGGATTTATTAGAAGTAGAAGGTGTTGATATAAGTGATGGTATAGACGCTGAAGAAGCTGAGACCATTGCAACGCATTTAGAGCAGGACGAGATTGAAATGAAAGAAGTGCTTGCGGATTATTATACAACTTACGTTGGTAACAATGGTGGGGGTAAGAAAAAAAGCGGTGTTACTGAACCCGCAGAAAATGAAGGCAATGTTACATTAGAAGATGGGACAGAGGTATTCTCTAGTGATGAAATAGATACCATGTATGAGGATTCACAAACTACAAGTCGAGCCTCGAGCGAGGATTTAGGTGACGGTGAAAGTGTAGATGATGAAGGTGCTTGGGTTAAATAAATAACAATACATATTAACGGGTAACGAACGAAACAGTCATGATAGAATACAGATTAGAGAATGGTAAACTTATAAAAGTTAGACCTGAGGACGAACAACGATTTTTAGAAAAACATCCTAATGCTACTTTAGTGTCGGGAAACCAAGAAAGTCCTGCGGAAGGTGCGCCGACGGGACAGGAAAATGCAGTACCAAATCAAGAGGCGGGTCAGTCTCAAAACAATACGGATTCAAATTTGGGAAGTGGTTCTTTGGAATCACAAGAAGTTAACACTCCGCTACTACCCTTTGGGCACCCATTATTTGTCAAGAGTTTTGCAGAGAAGGCTATGGAAGCCGTCGGTAGCTTGGGCGATAAAAAAGAAAGACAACAAGCTGGTGAGAACTTGAAGCACATTGTAAACAACATACCTGAGAAGCTTCTTACTACATTCGCTAGCTATATGTCCATGGCTCAAGCTGTTAACGAAAAGCAGTTTAGAGCTCTTGGAATAGACATCGTTGCTGATGCCGTGAAAGAAGAGGGTATAAACGCTTTGAAATTAGTAGATAAGTTAAACTCCGGTCAAGATATAGAGTCAGACTTGAGCAAACTAGATATAGGTCTAGAAGGAGAGATAAAACTAAAAACTAAAGACACCGGTAAAGGTGTTGTTGTGGGATTTAGAGAAGGTAGTGCAGCGGATATTATAGCTGGTATAGGTAATGCTATATATGGTACAGCAGAGACTGTTATACCAGCCGCAGCAACTGGAGGGCTTAGCTTGATACCTCAAATGACAGCACCAATGTACGTTTCATATAACACAGCCAAAGCCAAGGCTATCTATGGTGACGACGACCCTGATGCTATCGAGAAGTTGGTTAACGACGGGAAAGCTGAGGTGGTTATACCGATGGCTCTAGGAGCCGTAGCTTACGGACTTGAGAAGATAGGGTTTAAAGGTATAATGAAACACGCTGTTGGTAAAGCTGTAGCCAATAAAGCCGCTGGTAGTTTGATTGGTACCATGAACAAAGAAGGTATAACTGAGTTACTACAAGGTGGGGTTACTAAGTTTAACGATGCGATCGGTTCACAAGTCTCAATTAAAGAAGCATCCAAGCAAGCATGGGATCACATAACTAGTGACGAAGGACTGGAAGAATACTTCATGGGAGTTATTGGAGGTGGTGTTATGGCTGGTGGTGGTAAAGCCCTGAATAGAGCGTTGAGGAACGATGAAGCATCCCTAAATAAGATAACTGGAGCTATAGACACTTTAGCTGAACTAAACAGGAGAAGGAACAAGTCTAAAAGCAAAACTGTAAAGGACTCGATACAAATCGAGATAGATGCAGTTGAAGGAGCGCTTAAAGATTACGTTGTAAACACTAGAAACCTACATAAGTACTTGACTGAAGAGCAGAAGTCCGGCTTGGTTGGAGCGTTAGAACAGAAGGACGAGATAGGTAAGAAAGTAAATAAACTCCAAGAAGAATTAAGCGAAGGTGAGATAACAAAAGAGGATTACGATCATGCTATAAAGAGCTTAAGCAATCAAGCTAAAAACTTAAACAACTCTATAACGCTAGTTAAGGAAGAAGCTTTAAAGGCTGAATCTGATAGAGCAGCTGAAAAGATAAAGGAGCAAATTAAAGTAGCTGGTTTAAATGGTGAAGTTAAACAGATGACATCTGAAGAGATCGCTGATATGGATCTTGGTGAGGAAGTTGACTCTAGAGATGCTGCTGGGCAATTTGGTTTCATAAGAGAGTTTAGTGACGGTAGTTTTGAGATAATACTAAACAAAGATAGACCAGCAGTTGGAGTTGCTGCACATGAATTTTTACACGCCGTCCTAAGCAAGACGTTGAAAGGCGATGTAAGTATAGGTAAGAAATTAGCCGATGCTCTAAATAAGCACATAGACACTTTAGATGGTGACCAACAAGCTTTAAAGAGTAGGTTGAAGTCTTACGAGAGTAGTGCAAACCTAGGGGAGGAGACTATAACTATAATGTCCGAGAGTATACTTAATGGTAGCTTGAAGTTTAACGAGGGTTTGTTCACTAAGATAGGTGACATAGTTAGAAGGTTTTTACAAAGTAACGGTATAACTGAAGTCAAGCTAGATACTGGTAGGGACGTATACAACTTTGTAAAAGATTACAACAAAAGTATAGAATCTGGCAAAGCAAATAAAGCTATAATTAAAGTAGCTAAAGAGGGTGCTAAAGGTAAGTTAGTTGATGAAGCTAAGTCAGAGGTGAAATCTGGTACCAAAATCAAGTACTCCGCAGCTGATGCTAAAATACCAATTGATAAGTTAGGTAAATTAGACACTGACGGTAATGACATGACTGAACCTGGTATGGGTAGTTTCCTGTGGCAAGTTGAGGCTGACAACGTGGTTAAGACAATTAAAGAGGAAGGTTACTTAGATAACCTTATTGCAGCTAAGTATAAGATACGACCTGTACCTAAGGATTTTGTAAGAGATGTATTAGCTGAATTATCTTCTCACATAAAGAGTTTCAACCCAGAAGTAAACGATAGTTTATTTGGTTGGATTCAAGGACAGATCTCGAATAAAGCGGGGAATGTTTACAACAACATATACAAAGACAAGGGGCCAGCAAAGAGTGTAGATATAGACGCTACCACCTCCGACGGAGCTCCTTTGGTACAAGTTGAAGCTGACATCGATATAGAGATGCAGAGGATTGACAACATAGGTTTAGATATTAATGAAGTAGAACAAAAATCTAAACTACGTAGAGCAATCAGGCTTGACACTAAAATGATGGACGTTGTTCGTAACGCTGTCATAAAAACATTTGGTACTAAACTACCTGATATAAATTCTAAGGACTTTAGGAAAGCTTTAGAGAAAGCATTTAGAACAGAGCTAAAGAAACCTCTACAAGATTTAATGGGTGCAAGGTCTGAATTTAACTTATTCCTAAAGAACCATTACAAAGCTATAATAAAAGCTTTACCTGTAGAGACTCTAGTTCAAATGGAACGTAACTTAAAACCAGAGCAGAGAATATTTACAGAGTCTAGGAGGATTACAAAACCTACAGAGGTTGACAAGTTAATCAGTCAAAACAAACTACCCAAGGATACTAATAGAACTTCAGGGCCACAGTTACATACTAGAAAGGAAATGCCTAGCATATCCAAAGTCATGGCATATTTCCGTGGTGAAAATATGGTGGAGGTATTAGGTTACAAAGTAGGTGGTTCTACTTTAGGTACTAGAAAGGACAAGTTAGCTATGGAGTTAGGGGTTGAATTAGCTTTCGATGCTACTTCTGAAGTACTACAAGACCCAGCTGTTCAAGAGAAGAGACAAGGCATATTAGATCTTCAGGGAGTGGAGCAAGTTGATAATGAATTAGCTATGATAGCTAAGCAGATTGATAGAGATCCTACTGTTAAGTTTAGTATGAGTGGTGCTAAAAAACCTGCTGGATATACTGGTGATGCGTTTAGAAATGATGCTAATATATTAATAGCTGATATAAAACAATACGGATATGAATCTGTAATAGAGGAAGTTGAAGATAAAGAGACTGGAGAGTTCACGGGTAAACTTGTTGATGGATACGAAGATCTAAACATACCTCAATTTACAGTTAATGCAGTTGTTAATTGGCACTCAACAGGTAATGTAGATGATAGTGCTAGTGTTGGTTATAAAACCGTTATAAAGGGATTTAAAAAAATATTCCCTAAATTCGCTGAGACTATAGAAGCTTACTTAGCAGCTGGTAATCTACGCTACGCTAAAGACCATTTGAATCAGTTAGGCGCAGATGCTGGTATTATAGCTAACATACTTGGTGAAGATGTAATGAACGCTATAGGTTGGGAGATTCTTGGTTATAAGAATAGAATAATGGACCCAGCTAAGAACAAGACTGGTTCGCAGAATGTGAAAATAAAAGACATGAGTGATAGTGAGTTGTTAAAACTTGCTAATGCTCTAAAGTTAGATATAGACGAGTCAGTTAGTAGAGCGGACACGATTAAAGCTGTGAGTGAGAAGTTAAACAAGGACTACGGATCACTCTTCGTAAACATGCCGAACAGAACCCCAGCAAGGTTTGTGTTAAAGCAAATGCTGAATCGAGAGATTATCATGATCGCGGGGATGTTTAAATCTCCTACTATCAAAGCTAAGATAGAAACTTTCCAATCGTCTATAGGGGCTGGAACAAAAAAATACACAGCAGCTAAGAAAGATCTAATAGAAGCAATAGAAAAACAGAGGACTAGCATAAGTTCTAAAGAGGTTAATATCATACTTGATGTTATAATTAGAAACCCTAAGTCTGGTGAGTTTTTTAACGTTTTAGAAGCTCAAAAAGAGGATGTTAAAGGTAGACAATCTAAACTACCTAAAGGTTTAAACCCTAGTGATGTCAATATAATGAACATCGGAGCTCCTGGTAGCTTGTTTAAAGACATCATGAAGGTATTAAAGAAAGATATATCAAAGCAAGAAAAGCTTGAGATGCTTGCTAAACTCCAACCGAGAATAGATGCAGCTAATAAAGCTAATATTCTAATGGCTAAACACGTGGCTAAAACTATAGTGACATTAACTAGAGAGGGTAAGATTAGTCCGGTATCAGCTCTACATATTCTTCAAAGCCAAACGAGTATTGTTAATGGGTTTAGAGGTTTATCGAGACTAGACTTGATTGACGTTAGAGATGGATCTCAAGCTGTAGGTGAAAACCACCCAAGCTATAAGGATGCTGTTAAATACTATAAGAAAAAAGGTTTATCTGAAGCTGACGCTAAGATTGAGGCTTTAAAGAAATTAGGATTTAAAGGAGAACACTTAGGTCCTAACAGTAATACTATGGCTGCCATAGCTAAATTAATATTCGATACTAATACTGATATAGATAAAGCTTTAAGTAAAGCGTTTAGAGGTCACTCGCAACTATTAACATCTAAGTATATAACAGATGTTATAGATGATAAGGGTGGTAGAACAAATGATACAGACTTCAATAGAGTCAAGTTCTTAGATAAAGCTGACATAGGTAATATGGTGTCTGCTGCTAACCAGTCTTATATAGACGTTTTAGCTAACCACGAGGTTAGTATATTGATAGAGGATTTATTTGTAGACAATAGTAAAGCCGTAGAGCTTCAAGCATTAGATAATGAACCTGTTTCAGTCAAGTACTCTAAGTCCAAAGGAATGTCAACATTTGATTTTGACGAGACATTAATTATAGGTGGTAAGAACTTTGTTGTAGCTACCAAGGATGGTAAAACAATTAAGATAAGAAGTGAAGAGTGGCCTATTAAGGGTCCAGCTCTAGCAGCTCAAGGCTATGAGTTTGATTTCTCAGACTTCGCTAAGGTTCGCGGAGGAAAAGAAGGTCCGTTACTTCAAAAGATGAAGAATCAAGTGAGGAAATATGGGGCTAAGAACATCTTCGTACTAACTGCTAGACAACAAGATGCTGCTGGCCCAATACACGAATGGTTAAAGTCTCAAGGTATAAATATACCTATAGAAAATGTAACCGGTTTAGGTAAAAGCGAGGGTTCTGCTAAAGGTGAATGGATGCTGCAGAAGTTTACTGAGGGTTATAACGACATGTACTTTGTAGATGATGCTATGCCTAACGTTAATGCTGTTAAGCAAGTGCTAGATCAATTAGATATTAAATCTAAAGTAGTACAAGCTAAGGTTAAGTTTAGTAAATCAGCTAGTCAAGACTTTAATAAAATGCTTGAGAACTCTAAAGGAGTTGGGGCTGACGTTGAAATATCAAGTGCTGCTGCAAAACTAAAGGGTGCTAAAAAAGGTAGATTTAATTTCTTTGTACCACCTTCAGCTGAAGACTTCAAGGGTTTAATGTACTCCTTCCTAGGCAAAGGCAAGCAAGGTGAGGCTGACTTGCTTTGGTTTAAGAATAATTTGTTTGATCCATTTGCTAAGGGTATTAGAGAAATGGATTCTATCAAGCAGACAATGACTGAGGAATACAAAGCTATTAAGAAGAACTTCCCAACCACCATTAAAGGATTAAACAAAAAAATTGCTGGTACTGACTTCACGTTAGACAATGCTATTAGAGTTTACTTATGGAAAGAAGCTGGCTTTGAAATCCCTGGTTTATCAGAAAAGGAGATCAACGCTATGTGGAGCGCTGTTAAAGCTGATGCAACTAATGAAGCTTTTGCTAATGCGTTGAGTGCTATATCTAGGTCGGTAGACGGTTATACTAAGCCTAGTGAGTTTTGGGTTGCTGAAACTATAGCATCTGATTTAGCTAACATAGTGAATAAAGTTAACAGATCACAATACTTAGCGGAGTGGATTGACAACAAGAATATGGTGTTCTCTAAAGAGAATCTCAATAAGATAGAAGCTATATATGGTACTAACTTTAGAGAGGCATTAGAGAATATCTTATTTAGAATGGAGAGTGGTACTAACCGCCCTGCAGGTCAAGATAAAGTTGTTAATAAGTTTCTAAACTGGATAAATGGATCTGTTGGTGCAGTGATGTTCTTCAATACCAGATCAGCTGTACTACAGACTCTATCAACAGTAAACTTCCTAAACTTCGAAGAGAACAATATATTCGCAGCGGCAAAAGCCTTTGCTAATCAAAAGCAATTCTGGTCAGATTTCGCAATGATATATAACTCTGATATGTTAAAGCAGAGACGCGCTGGGTTGAAGATAGATGTATCAGCATCGGAACTTACAGACGCATTCTCTAAAGGAAAGAGTAGACCAGAAGCTATTATAGCTTACCTATTGCAGATTGGTTTTACTCCAACCCAAATTGCAGATAGCTTTGCTATATCGATGGGTGGTTCCACTTATTATAGAAATAAGTTCAAGAAGTACTTAAGTGAAGGTATGTCTAAAGCCGAAGCTGAGACTCAAGCGTTTTTAGACTTCCAAGAGATCGCAGAGGAGACTCAACAGTCTTCACGACCAGACTTCATCTCTCAGCAACAATCTGGAACCTTAGGTCGTATAATACTTGCATGGGCAAATACACCGATGCAGATGACTAGGTTAACTAAGAAAGCCTTGTCTGATCTAGTAAACGGTAGAGGTAGCGTAAAGGCTAACGTGTCTAAGATACTCTACTACGGTATGGTACAGAACTTTATATTTGGATCTCTTCAAACTGGGTTAGCTTTCCTAGCGTTTGGTGATGAGGAAGACGAAGAGAAAACTCAGACTAAAGAGATAAGAGTAGCAAACGGAATGTTAGATACTTTACTTAGAGGTACTGGTGTTTATGGTGCTGCTGTATCCACCGTAAAGAATGTTGTTCTTAAGTGGAGAGAGGAGAGTGCTAAAGGTTATGGTAGAAAAGACTGGAGTAGATTAGTGCAGGAGATAGTTAACTTATCCCCACCTATTGGAACTAAGATACGTAAGATTATGAATGCCGTTAAGACTTATGATTATAACGATGACGTAATAAAGAAGATGGGCCCTGGTATAAACAATCCAGCTTGGAGTGTTTTTGGTAACGTAGTTGAAGCTGTGACTAACGCTCCAGTAGCTAGGTTGATAAACAAGGCTAATAACGTACGACAAGTGTTAACTGGTAATATGGATATGTGGCAAAGAGCTGCTATACTAATGGGTTGGAGTACTTGGTCTGTGGGTGTCGAAGATCAAGAGCTTGTCGATGCTAAGGCTGAAGTTAAAGCTGACAGGAAAAAAACTTCAAACGATAAGTCGAAACAAAAAAAGGTTGATAGTAAAAAGAAAAAAGCTAGTATTAAAACTGTCAGATGTTCTGGTATTAAATCTAGTGGTAGTAGATGTAGCATACAGGTAGAGACAAATGCAAAGTCTGCCAAGTGCACCTACCACAAAGCTTACAAACCAAACGAAGGTAGTGATAGAGATAAAGATGGTATCAAAGAGTACCAATGTAAATCTAAAACTGGTTCAGGTAAGAGATGTAAAAATAGAACAGAAAATAAAAACAAGAAATGTTATGCACATCAATAAAGTTAACTGTTGTTGTAAGTGTGTAATATTCTAAGTATAGATACTAAATAAATTTTAAGTAAATAATTATGGGAGTAAATTCAACGGAAGTTTCATATAACTTCGGACAAATGGGTAGTGTACACATAACAGGTACTGCTACCGTTACTAGTAATGCTGTTACCGGTATGGAGAAAGCCGTTTTTTGTGCAATAACATTTATAGAAGACACTGTATTTGATACCACCGGTTTAACTTCTACTGATGACAATAAGTTCGTAAGCTCTGGCCTTGCTCAGACTGGTATATCAGCAAATAATACCGATTCAACTGACTTAACAGTGTTCCCTAAGGGTTTAACTATATACGGGAGATGGACTCAGATAATGCTAGACTCAGGTAAAGTCATCGCTTATATAGGATACTAATGTTAGGGCTAGGAGCAGGTGTATCTACTTCATCACCAACAGAACCTAAATATAGTTTAAGTTTAGATGGTACTGGTGATTACTTAGCATTAGATTCTTTTGCAAGTGCATTGTCAGATGATATGGCTTATAGTTTATCTATTTGGTTCAAAGGTGATTCAAACGACTCCTCTGCAGATAACGAAAATATTTTATTTTCTGCACACGATGCTGGTAGTGGTAATATAATTAGGATAGGTGTAGATAACAATGGAACTAAAGGTGTTTTTTATTCGGACGCTTCGACTGGCGACCACGGAAATCTTGGGAGCGTAGATTTAGACGATGGTGCTTGGCATAATATAATAATAACTAGAACAGCAGGAGCTGGGGATCGACAATCAACGTTGTATATAGACGGAGGATCCGCTATCACCACGAATCTTGATGACACTGACCCGCAGTGGAACGATGCAACACGAGTGAGTATTGGTCAAGAATTTGATGGTGCAACTAAAACTGATTTCTATACAGGTAATATAGACGAAGTTGCTTTTTGGGATGTAGAATTAGATAACGCATCCCGTTTAAGGGTTTTTACTGCAGGTCTAGAGGGTCACAACTTAACCTCTAACAAGGATGCCTACGATAACTCTGGTGATTTAGTAGGATATTGGAGAATGGGTGATGGATTATTTGATGATAAAGTAAATGGCATAGTTCAGAATCAGGTTAACCCTGGGCTTGGAGATGAAGAGATTCCTAATGGAGATTTTGCAAATGGATTTGATGATTGGACAAATGGTTCAAAGTGGAGTGTTGCGAATAATGTAGCTACTTTAGCAAGTACTAGCTCCGCAACAGATTCTACATTAACATCTTCAGCTACTTTAACAGCTAGCAAATATTACAAACTTACATATACTATTTCAAACCGCACAAGTAATGGATTAGCTTTAGTTAGTGGAAACGTATCTATACCATCAACTGATGGAAATAAAACAGTTATATTTACAGGTCAAACTGTATTAAGTGTAAAAAGATTCGGTGAACCATCTGCATTATCAATTTCAAACATCTCCGTAAGAGAAATAAAAGGTAACCCAGGTTTTACATCGGGTGGCGCAACATTCTTACCTGATACACTTAACCTTGGGTTTGGAGCAGAGCTATGGGAGTCTCCAGCTTCAACAAATGGAAGTGTTGCGAATTGGGTGGCATATGGTAACAACGGCTTAGAGACAGTCAACGAGTCAGTTCAAATAACATATGTAGACAACGAGGAAGGAGCTTACATGTACTTTAGGGCACCAACAGACATATCTACTAATTTAACCGTAGGTGCAAGATATAAAATGTCTTGTAATATTAAAGTTAGTTCAGGAGGTAGCGTTGTACTTAACATAGCTCAAGAAGGAGGTCTTGGTAATATCTCGTCTACAGCAGTTACTTCTACAGAGTTTATAAGAAAGGAGATGTACTTTACAGCGGGACATGTGTCTAATTCCTATTTAAAAGTAATAAGTATGGGTGCTGAGGAGGTAGCTACACTTGATGGCTTTAGCTTAAAAGAATTAACTTACTAAATGAGTAATATGGCTACATACGTAATAATAGATACAACAGAAATTACAGATGAAAACTCTGTTATAGATTTTTCTAAGCTAATGAATAGAAACGCTGCTATGTTAAGGTATAGCGTTGATGGCTCTAAAGCTTTAGTAAAGTATATCAGTGATAAACCATCTTTTTTAAATGGTAAAACAACGTATACCCACTCTGAAATAAAAGTTGAAATGGCTAAGTCAGATTGGACAACAGAAGAATAAAAATGGAAATATTTAAAGATGATAACAACTGGAACGAGAAAGCTATTGTAGGCTTTGTAGCATTTGCTATAATGTGTATTATAATGGTAGCTGATCTTGTTACTGGTTGGGTAGGTAGTGATTTAATAATAAACGAATACGTTTACAACTCATTTGTTTGGGTTGTACTTGGTTCATTTGGAATCTCAGGAGCGGAGAAGTTTGCTAAAAAATAAGTTATGAAAGGAGTAAAACATTATTTAAAAAATGGTACTGAATGGAAAGGTATAAGCCATAAAATGTCTGATGGCAAACTACACACAGGGAAAACTCATACAAAAACAAGCAAACCATTAGTTCACGTGAAGGATTTATCTAAAGCAGTTAAGGCTAAATTAAAAAATAAATAAGTTATGGCTTACAAAATGAAGAAAGACCCTTGTTGGAAAACTCACAAAATGGTAGGCACAAAAAAGAAGGGTGGAAGAACAGTGCCTAACTGCGTACCTAAAAAGAAAAAGTAATGGCTTACAAGATGAGAAAGACCACCATCGGTAAGGGTAGAACGTTTCGTACTACCGAAGAAGGTGCTGGCATGACAAAGAAAGGAGTTAGTGATTACAAGAGGGAAAACCCTGGTAGTAATCTAAAGACCGCTGTCACTGGTGACGTTAAGCCAGGTAGTAAAGCTGCAGGGCGTAGAAAGTCTTTCTGTGCAAGATCGAAGGGCTGGACTGGTGAAAGAGGTAAAGCGGCTAGACGAAGATGGAAATGTTAATATGAAAGGAACTAAAAAACAAGAGCGATTTAAAAAGTCAACTGGGTTTGTTCAGAAGAATCATCCATTTCCAGTTACTAGCTGTGGTAGACGTAGACCGTTGAATCAAAAACTAAAATACAACAAGGGTAGATGAAAAGAATATTCTTATATACATTACTATTATGCTCAACGATTGCCAATGCACAGATTCTAAGATTCGCAACTTTCTACGCAAGTCTATCAACTGGTGCTCCGTTTACAGAGAACCAACAATTCTTGGTGAACGGTGTTGCTGGTTCAGGCCAACTAGTGGAGATAACACAGATAAGCGAACCGAATTACAATCTAAGTGTAGGGTTAAGAAAGATAGCAAGGTTTGACTACCAAGTAAAGAGAGGTAGGTTTTATACTGGAGCAGAGAACGAGGTTAGCGATTATGCTACTGTATCTAATGCACCAGGTTTAGAATACCTATTAGAGTATTCTTCTATTAGAAATAGAGGGATGAGGTTTCAACAACACGAATATAAAGTTCGTTATATCTCAAATCACTTTACTACTAAAGCTGCATATGTAAACGATGGTTTAATAGACCTGAAGTATACACAAGGTGAAATTAGGTTACGTAAGAATATAGGTAACTTAGATTTAACAATTGGTGTGGCACATCGATCGCACCCTGTGTATGGTTACACTCCAGTGGAAGCTTGGTTTGCTATACCTGAGAACAAACACTGGTGGCAGTTAGCTTATGAGTTTGGTTACTCCGATACAGAGGATCACGTATGGTCTCATGATGGAGAAGTTATAGCACAGTCAGACCCTGAGTTTTATAATTACCATTTTGGTGAAGCCGTTAATGAGTATAATAAACAAGAGTTGAGATCAATGGGACTTCAACAAGAAATATCAGGAGTTATCGGTGCTGATTATTATTACTACACAGATAAAGCTTGGTTCCATTCATGGGGTTCAGCTTACCCTATACATAAAGGGTTAAGTGATTACTCTTATAATTACCCAGAGGGTAAGTTCGAATGGGATGTTGGAGCTGTATTAGGTGCTAAGATAAATAAACACCTTGGTCTGTACATTGAAGGTAGACATTTAAAGTATTGGGACATAAAGTCTTACGAGTGTAAAGCAGGAATAAATTATTTAATATTTTAAGGAATGGCTAAAGAGTTAAACGAAGATACAACTTTTAAAGTTAGTGTTAAAACATTGGCAGGTATAGGATTTGGTATAGTAACATTAGTAGGTATGTGGTTTACATTACAAGCTGATATATCAGAAGCTAGAGAACTACCTCTACCAGTCGATCCTGAGATCACTCGAATGGAGTTTGATATGAAAGATAAACTTATCCGTCAAACTATTATGTCAACACAAGAAGATGTGACTGAGATAAAAGACGATATTAAAATGATTAAAGAAAAGTTGTATGAGTAAACTACTTCTAATTGCGTTTTTAATATACAGTCCTATATACGCTCAGTATATAAAACAGGACAAGCTACTTCATTTAGGTGGTAGTTACGTTATTAGTTCCGCTGTTAGTGCTGTAGTTTATAATAAAACAAAGAACAAGAAGCAGGCAATTATATACGGTCTATGTGCTTCTATTATAGCCGGAGGAATCAAAGAGATTTATGATATAAAAAATGGGCAACCTGAGTGGAGTGACCTTGCAGCTGATGTTGCTGGAGCTACGTTAGGTGTTATCACAATAAGAATAGCAATATGAAATATTTATTATTACTACTATTACTAACAACTAATGTAGTAGCTCAAGAGTTCGTAACATCTAGTTCGTTTGAATCTAAGACAGCTAAAGGAACAGTGGTAATAGAGTTCTATGTAGAATGGAACGACGGTAATAAAGTAGCGTTTCTACCCTCATTAAAAGATTGTAATGTGTACAGAGTTTGTATAGTTAAAAGCTCTGACCTGCAATCGGAATATAAAGTAACCTCAGTTCCTACTGTTATAATATTTGATAACGGATTAGAACAAAAAAGGTTTGACCCTAATATAATGATGCAATTATCAGCCACAAAAAAAGAAGTACAATCAGTAATAGACGAAATAACATTTAACAAATTCCAATAATGAATAAAGGTAAATTAGAGTACGTAGCATATCTAGTATTAACTATAGCTGTATCTGTTTTTATATTAATAGGAATATCTAAAGCAGCTAATGCTCAACAGCAAACAGTATTTGTAGAATGTACAACAGGAGAATACCCTGACGAGGTCACTTGGCAGATACTAACCTGCAATGGTGGTATACTATTAGAAGGTATAGCACCTTATTTAGGTGCGGTGGTATTACCTGAGTATTACCAGATAGCTATGCAAGATTCTTATGGTGATGGTTGGAATGGAGCTTATCTCTATATAGACGAAACAGAGTACGGGTTTTTATCTGACGTAGATTGGATAGATTCTATTGGTACTTGGCCTCAAGATTTTAAAGATACAATAATAGACATAGGATGTTTAACTATAGGGTTAGAAGAGTTGAATATCAACACTTTCAAACCAATATATTACTTTGATATTTTAGGTAGAGAGGTAGAACCTACTAATGGATTTTACATAGTAAGTGATGGCACATTAACTAGAAAGATATACATACATAGATAGTGAAGTGGATAGGGCAACATATATGGAGTTTTATATCTAGGTTTAGATCTGACGTTTATTTAGAAAGCTTAGCTACAACCACAGAGACTAATGTCTTAGTAGTTGATTCCGCTGGTAAGGTGAGTAAGAGCACTTCAGTGGCTGGTGACCTAACGTCTATCGTAGCAGGTACTGGGTTGAGTGGTACTAGCCTAACAGGTCCGATACCCACTCTAAACGTGGACGTGTCTGACTTTATGACCAACGGCGTGGATAATAGAATTGTAACTGCTACAGGTACAGACGCTATGAACGCTGAAGCTAACTTCACTTATGACGGTAACGATGCGTTGTTTGCATCAACTGGATCTTTTAAACCCATACTAACTCTTCAGCAAACCCTTGCTGGGGCTGCTGGTGGTCCAACATTAATATATAACAAAGCTGGTAGGACAGGGGCAGATGGTGATTTAATTGGTCAGGTTTATTTTAAAGCTCTAAACGACGCTGATGAAGTAATTACATTCGCTAATATACAAGCTAAAATTGGTGATGCCTCAGACGGTGGTGAGACTGGTGAGTTACATTTTGGTGCCTCCACTGTGAGTACAATTAATGATTTAAAAGTGGCTGGTGCACTTACTATGGGTTCGACAGCTGCTATGACTAGCGCTGGGTTATTGTCTGTAGCTAATCAATCAAATATAACTGGGGTTGGTACAATAAGTTCTGGTACTTGGCAGGGTACCACCATAAAGACTGCTTACATAGGTGATGACCAAGTTACAGAGGATAAGCTAGCTGATACTTTGTTAGCTGAAATAGATGCTAACACTGCCAAGGTTTCATTCCCAACAGGTATAACATATGCCTCTGAAATTCTAACTGTAGGTGACGATGATAACGGTAAGGCTTTTATAACTAGAAAAACCCATAGTGACGATGCAGGAGGTGTTCTATCTGTATCAGCTGGAAATGCTACAGGTACAAATAAAGCAGGTGGTAATTTGCTTTTAGAAGCAGGTAGAGGTACTGGTTCTGCAACAGGAGGGTTAATACAGTTCTACTCTTCTGCAGCAGGAGGAAGTGCTACCACTCTTAGATCTAGTGCTGTGATTGCAGAGTTAGATAATGTAGGTAACCTACAGATAGATGGGAAGTTAACAGTTACTGGAAATATAATCGAAGATGACGATCATGTACAATGTATAACGTTTGACTCTAGTGGTAATACAACAATACTCAACACTCTTAACGCATCCGTTACAGGAGATATTACAGGTAATGCAGATACAGCTACAGCGTTAGCAACTGGAAATCAAATTATTACAGGTAACTTAACCGTAAACGCTTCCACGTCTACAGGAAACCCTCTACTTACCTTCACTCAGAGTGGTACTAGAAGAGCCTTTATACAACTAGCAGATAATTCTGGTGGGTACACAAATAACTTAAGGATAAACTCAGAGT